GGTGGGGCGGGAACGGCGTCTGGGCAACCGACGAGACGAGACCACAGGGGTCCTCCGGCATAAGGTGCCAGGCTCCGGCCATCATGACCGCACACCCTGGTACTTCCAGCCTACGCCGCCCAGACCTAATGTCAAGAACAAGTGTTCTATAGATGGTAGGCACTAGCGGGTGGCCAGGGCGGGCTGGCGCGAGCGGGCCACCGTCCAGAATGGCCCCTGCCATTCGGCCTCGGGTAGCATCCGGTCATGTCCCGGATGGCCGCCGTTCGAGGCCGGATGGCTGGCGGTTGCGGTCGGGTATCCGGACGGGGCGGACGGGTGGTCATCGTGAGTCCGCACGTAGGCATCCATGATCCGGATGGCTTCAGCCACCGTGACGGGCCGTTCCTCCTCTCCATAAAAGGCGGAGGGCCGCACCCCTAGGACATTCGCAAAGCGCGGGAGCTGGTCACACTCGATCTGCCGAGCACCCCGTTCGTAGTGCGACAGCGCGGACTGTGAGATGTGCAGCATCTCCGCCAATTCCTCCTGACTCAGCCGCCGCTCCCGCCTGATCTCTCGTAGCCGGTCACCTACCCGCTGGGCCGTCATTCCCTCGTCCCTCCACCTGCTGCGCCATCTGCTTGAGTTTACCACGCAATGACATATTTCCTATGTACGTTTTTAGTACGAACTGTTATAATTCAAGGCCAGCGTGTTATGATTGCGGCGCTGGAGATTGGAGAGCAGACATGTCGCTGCTGGACCTCAAGCCGATCACCACCAACCTCGATCGCCGCCAGCTTGCCACCCTCAAGAAGATCGCGCGGGACCGAAGAATGACCCTCTCCGCGTGCATCCGTGACTTCCTTGAGCGGGGCCTGCACGACTGGCAGCGCGACGAAGCCCGACGTGCCAGCGAGCGAGACGGTGTCGCATGAGCACCGTCCACACCCCCGGCGTTGGCGCCAGGCTGCGGGAATTCCGTACCCGCCGGGGCTGGTCCACCCGCAAGCTCGCAGCGGCACTCGGGATCTCTCAACCGATGATCAGCTACTACGAGCGTGGGCTCAGCAAGATCGACGCGGACTTCCTGCCCCAGATGGCGGATGTCCTGGGCGTGCAGCCCGGCGCTTTCTACGGGGAGGAAGAGCGGCCGATCAGTGTGGCGGAATTGCTTCGCCGCCTCGAAGAGGCCCTGCGCCAGCAGGATCAGCCCGTGCAGGAGCAGCCGACATGACCACCACCGACGTCGACCGCTTGATCAACGAAGCATTGTTGGCCTTGACCCGGGGCGATATGGCGAAGGCCGCCGCCCTCCTCGACGAAGCCGAGCACCTGATCCTCGAAGAGCAGGAAGAGGGGAAGGCCGCCTGATGGATACCTGGCAACGCTATCTGGCGCACGACCGCGAGAAGCGGGACATCTGGGACCGTGAACAAACGATCTGGATGGCCGAACAGGAGGACGTCGGGCACGCCACCACCGGCTTCACTGGCGCCGCCTGGGACGCCGTCACCGGCGATTACGCCGCGTGGCTCTGTGGCCATCGCCTGGGCTGGGCGAAGTCGCCGTCCGCCGCCGAGGACCTCATCCGTGCACAGCTGACCCGCGAGATCGACCACCGCACCGTCACAACATGAGCACAAAAAAAGCCCCGACTGGTTGGAGCCAGGAGCGGGGCGAGAAGGTGAAACACTGAAATGATAGCGCCCACCCGGATCCCCGTACCACCGTCCGCCGCGTCCCGCGTCAAATCCGCCGAGACCCACGAGCGCGAGCTCGACCTCGTCGTCGCCGCCCAGGCCTACGCCACCTGCCTGCGCCTGGCCGAGACCAAGCCCTCGGTCACCAACGAACAGCTCCTGCGCCACGCCGCCCACGTGCGCGGCTTCGCCAGTCAGCAGTACCTCGATTCCCTGTTCCGCGACATCCGAGACCGCCTGGAGCACCCGTCATGAGCACCCGTCACGGAAGGCAGGTCACGCTACTCCTCGGCTCCGAGCTGGTTGCGCGGTTGGAGCAGGACGCCGAACAGCGTGCAATCCCGAGATCACAACTGGTGGACGAGATTTTGAGCCGCCACTACGGCGTCCCGATGACAAACCACATCCGTCGAAAGAGCGCCCGTTCGGCCGTTAAGGCCGCACTCCAGCAGGCGACACCCGAACAACTCGTTGCAATCCAGGAACTGCTCAACCTGACGCCGAACGGAGTGGGGAAATGACCACAGAGCCGCACGACGCCCTGGTCGCCGCCATCGGCGCCCGCCTCGACCTCGGGCAGGAGCTCCGCGCCGCCGACCGGCTGCCCCGCCTCGGGCAACGGAGCTACGGCTACGAAAGCTGGCTGTTGGCTGCCCGCGAGGAGCTGGCCGCAACCGTGGCCTACGTAAATGCCCTGGCTGCCCGCATTCGGGCCGAGAAGGGATACCCCGAATGAAGATCACCGCGAAGGCCTATTGCGACCGCTGCGGCGACGAGATCCTGAGCGACCCCTGTAAGGGCAACGACTCCCCCTGCCTCGAGGGGAAGGACGGCCGGGCCCACTTCGCCTGCCTCCGCTGGGACCCCTACTGCTGTCGCTGTGGCCCGCGCTGGGCATTGGACCAGCTATGAGCCTGCTCGTCGCCTACGTCGTCCGCGTGCTGCTGCCCGTCGCCGTCGCCGCCGCCCTCGTGGTCGTCCTCTTGCGGCTCATCGCCCTCGCCTACTTTGGAGGATCTTGATGACGGAGTGCGTGCGCTGCCCAGCGCGACCACGACCAACCCCGTGCCACTCCTGCCGGCAGACCGGCCGCTTCCTGGATTTCGTCTGTGCGGAATGCCTCGGCAATGGCGTCCTCCTCACCTGTTGCAAAGACACCCCAGATGGGAGACCCATCGTTCGGGAGCACGCCTCATGAAACCACCCAACGTCGAAGGCCTCGGCCTGCGCATCCTGGAGGCCGAGCAGCACCCCGCCCAGGTCCAGAACCCGAGACAGTCGAGCATTGAGCTCAAGATGTCGGTCAAGGGCGAGCGGTACTGGGACCTGAAGGCGTACTGCGATCACACCGACCCTGATGACGTGGCCGCTGCCACCGATTGGCTCCGCCAGATGGACGCCCTGCTGCGCCGAACGTACCTCTCATGATCCCCGCCAACAAATAAATTTGAAGGAGCGCCACTCATGGCGACCGCTACCCCACGACCCCTCTCCAATGGCACCGTTCCGCAGGGTGCAACCATCACGATCAGTGCACCCAACTTTGAAACCCTCGCGTGCACCATTCGAGGCACGAGTCCCTATCTCCAGGCCCGCTTCGCCGAAAAAGCCATCGAGGCCATGAAGGCCAAGATGGCCGCTGGCTCAACCGCAAAGAAGGGGGCGAAGAAAGATCCCCGCGATTTCGACCTGGACTTCCGCCAGGCCCAGCACATCAGCACCGAGGGCTGGAACGGGATTCCCGCTTCCGCCTTCCGCAATGCGGCCATCGATGTCTGCCGCATGACGGGCTACCAGATGACCCGGGCCAAGATGAGCCTGTTTGTCGAGGCCGATGGCTTTGATGCCATCGATGCCACCCCACTCATCCGCCTCGACGCCGCTGCCCCAGAACGAACCGAGATGCCGGTGCGCAACAGCACCGGCGTGGTCGATATCCGCGTGCGGCCCATCTGGCGGGAGTGGAGCTGCCAGCTTCGCGTCCGCTACGACGCCGACCAGTTCACCGCCACCGACGTCATGAACCTCATCCACCGGGCCGGGATGCAGGTCGGCATTGGGGAAGGGCGCCCCTTCAGTAAGGACTCGAACGGACTGGGCTTCGGCCTGTTCGCGATCCAGAACGATGCCGAGGAGGCGTAACCCATGGCTGACGTGCAACCAGGGACGATTGCCGGCATTCAAGCGGAGCAGGTGTCAGCTGAGCTCCTGCGCATTCGGGAGGCGGGCGGTGTCCTGACACCACCGGCCGTCGTCGAGGCCGCCCGCCCTCCGGAGGCGCCCTTGCATCGAGCGTTCGAGTGGGACGACGGCCGCGCGGCGGAGCAGTACCGCCTCACACAAGCACGGCGGCTCATCCGCATGGTGATCCTGATCGATCCTCCAAGCGGGCGAACCGTCGCGCAATTCCACCACGTCAACGTCCAAGCCGGCGGGCGGCGCTACGAGCCGATCGATTTCGTCGTCGCCACGCCCGACCTCTACGAAGCAGCCACGGGCGAGTTGTTGAGCAAGATCAGGGGACTGCAGCACCGCCTCCGTGAGCTCGAAGGCTGGAGCGCCGCCGACCCCGCCCGGCAGCGGCAGCTCCGGCGCGCCGGCAAGGCCTTGCAGGAGGCCAGCACGGCACTGCAAGAACCGTAGGCATGGCAGGCACGGCAACCCATGGCGAGGCATGCCTTGGCGCGGCGCGCGTGGCACGGCATGGCAGGCGAGGCGTGGATGGCACGGACCGGGAGGCACGGCTGGGCAAGGACCGGCCGGGCGCGGCGGGGATGAGGCATGGCATGGCAGGCGTGGCTTGCCGTGGCGTGGACAGGACGGGCGAGGCGAGAGATTGGCGTGGCAAGGCAGGCATGGCATGGCCAGACCTGGCATGGCATGGCCGGGCGAGGCCGGGATAGGCAAGGCAGGCGTGGCTGGGCCTGGAAGGCCGGGCGAGGCGTGGCCTGGATTGGCAAGGCAGGCGAGGCCCGACGAGGCTGGGTGAGGCACGACGAGGCTCGACGCGACGAGGACCGGCATGGCAGGCGAGGCATGGCATGACCTGGCGGGACCTGGTTGGCACGCACCGGCGAGACGAGGCAAGGCGCGGCAGGCGGAGCGAGGAACGGCAGGGCCAGGCGGCGCAGGGCCAGGCGCGGCAGGCAAGGCGCGGATGGCATGGCCAGGCGCGGGTGGCACGGCAAGACGCGGCAAGGCATGACAACAACGAGACAAGGAGCACCCCACATGAGCACCGATATCGCGGTCCGATCCGTCGACCCGCCCGTCGGGCACGGGTTCAGCCACCAGAAGCGCGACCTCCTCAAAGCAACCTATGCGCGCGGCACCAGCGACGACGAATTCGCCCTGTTCGTCGCCGTGTGCAATCGCACCGGCCTCGACCCCTTCTCCCGCCAGATTTACGCCATCCGCCGCTGGGACGCCCGCGAAGGGCGCGAGGTCATGACCATCCAGGTATCCATCGACGGCCTCCGCCTCCAGGCCGAGCGCTCCGGCAAGTACGAAGGCCAGACGTCCGTCATGTGGTGCGGTCCCGACGGCCAGTGGACCGACGTCTGGCTGCAGGACGACCCACCCGCAGCAGCGAAAGTCGGGGTGTACAAGACGGGTCACCGCGAGCCCACCTATGCCGTCGCCACCTATCGCAGCTACTGCCAGACCAAGAAGGGCGGCGGCCCCACCGTCATGTGGGGCAACATGCCCGACATCCTCCTCGCCAAGTGCGCCGAGGCCCTGGCCATTCGGAAGGTGTTCCCCGCCGAGACCAGCGGGTTGTACACCGGGGATGAGATGGCGCAGGCCGACAACGAGGTCATCCGCCAGGTCCTACCCGCCAGGTCCGAACCGATCGACACGGGCGACTCGGGTGAGATTCCCTTCGACGATTCCGACCCACCCGCACTCGATCCGCACCGCGTCGTGGCCTACAACCAGCTCATCCGCCGCGCCCTCATGGCCAACAACGCCGCCAACGTGGCAGGCCGCCCCGAACCCATTGACCTGGCCGCGTGGGAGATCCTGGCGGGTACGACGCTCGAGCAGTTGAACGACAAGGGCGCGCGGCTCAAGGCGAAGCTGCAGGAGATCGAAGCCGTCAGCGTCTAGCACCACATCTGGCCGGGCCCGCGCGCCCGGCTTTCTTTATGTAGGGAATCGGTACAGGGAAGGGCTCATGATCACCCACTTCGGCCCCGACCACCTCTGCCCCGACTGCGACGAGGTGTTCATCTACTGGTGGGTCGGCACCCGGGGCGAGACCCGCTGCATGGAAGTGGAGCACTGCCGCCCCCATATGTGTGCCATCAGCCTGCAGCAGGCCGAGATCAGCAAGACGCGCTGCCCCGACTGTCGGCTCTCTGTCTATCAGTACCAGGACCAGCTCTACGACGAGGACGCCGCGCTGGTCCGCCACCAGTGTGAACGCGCCAGCCAGCAGCAGCCAGCAGCCGTCCGCCCGCCCCCCGTCAAGGTGGCGCCCGTGCCCGCGCGACCCCTGCCCCCGCACGTTCCCACTCTCTAGGTTAGGAAGCCACGGTGCAGATTGCCGAGCATAACACGGCCCTCGATGTTACGAAACCGTTTCGCCGGGACGGACTCGGCTTCCGCTACGCGCCGGTCGACGCCGCCGGGCACACCTACGGTGTCACCTTGAAGGTGGACTACATCCATCGCCGCTCCGACGAGATGACCGGCGAGGTCCTGGTCGAGGCCGACCTCCCCGGCATCCCCGCGCATGTGCATCAGGCCCGGCTCAACCTCACCTCCACCGTCAGCCGCGAGACCCTAGTCAAACATCTGCACCTTAAAACGAAGGACCGCGTGCCGTGGCGCGAGCTGATCGAGCTCTTCTGCGCCGCGGTGCTGCGCGCCGAGCGCGAGGGGGAGCCCTTCCTGCGCGTGGGCCAGATGCCCTACGCGGCGGACCCACCCGACCTGGTCAACCTCCTCGTGCCCGACCAGATGATCACCCTGCTCTACGCCGCCGGCGGCGTCGGCAAGGGCTGGATCGCCACGGCGGCCAGTGTCGCCGTCGAGAACGGCCTCAGCCTCGCCGGGCTCCCGGCCATGCAGCGCGAGACCCTCTACCTCGACTGGGAGGACACGCCGGCCCGCCTCAACCAGCGCGTGCAGATGGTCACCACCGGCCTGCGGCTCGAGGACTTCAAGCCCCTGCACTACCGCGCCTGTCGCGGGTCCCTGCCGCGCCAGATCAACCAGGTGGCGCGCTACGTCACCGAGCACAACATCGGCTTTCTCGTCGTCGACTCGGTCGAGCTGGCCTGTGGCGCCAGCGCAGAACACCGCAGCTACGAGGACAAGGCCCAGGAATTTTTCGAAGCGTTGCGCTATCTCGGCCCGATCGCGGTGCTCTGCATCGACCACATCAGCGCCGAGGCATCGCAGAACACCGGGGGCGCGAACAAAGCGTTCGGCTCCTTTCTCAAGATGGCGTGGGTGCGCTGCGCGTGGGAGGCGCGCAAGGATCAGATGACCGGCGCATCGACGACCCTGCTCGGCCTCTACAACACCAAGACGAATCACCGGAGCCAGGTGATGCCGCTGGGATTCGCCCTGGACTTTACCGAGAGACAGCAGGTGACCATCACACGGGCAGACGTCCGCGATTCAGACGAGCTCGTCAAACCCATGCCCACCGCCGAACGGATCGCCGCCGCGCTCTGGCACCGCACCAAGACGGTCAAGGAGATCGCGGAGGAGTCCGGCCTCAAGGAGGAGGTGGTGCGCACCACGCTCAATCGGGGGAAAGGGAAACGGTTCGAGACCGATCCCGTGGGCCGCTGGGGCCTCATCAGCAACTCCCAGTCGAGAGCGCGCGACAACGGGTCAGACGCGAGGCTCGTCCAGCTAGATGACGGTAGCCATGTGTTCTTCTAGCTGTCGGCATAACACGAGCATAACAGGGGCATAACACGGGGAAATTTCGTGCGTGGGAAGGGGCATAACACGGAGGGTATATATTACATATATACCCCCCTCCATGTTATGCGGTCCCTTCCTGGCAGACGTTATGTCAGGAGGAACAGCGCTATGTCCACCCTGGTTCCGGAAAAAAAAGAACGTCCTTCTGTCCTGTTCGAGCGGGCCGCTCACCGGTGTGATGGCTGTCGGAAGGAGCGCACCGTCTGGAAGATCAGGCTCGGCTATCGCCCGGGCATCTTCCTGTGTGCGGACTGCCTCGTCTGGGCGGCACGGCAGCTTACCGAGCAGCCGTCTTGACCACGTTCCTGGTGACCGCGCACCTGATCGCGGCCCTCAACCAGCACCCGACCCTCCCCTCCTGGACGCTCGAGGAGGAGGCGCCCGCCGAACAGCAGCCAACCCTGGGACCCGTCCGTACCGGGCGTGCCACCCGCTATGGGGACAGCCTCTTCGTCGGACGACCCCTGGGGTGTGGCGGTGTCTACCGCAGCGGCGACCCCAGCATCCTTGCCGTACCCGTGTCTCGTTATTCCGAATGGCCATGTGGGACGACCCTCCGCGTGACCGGCCCGTATGGGACCGTCGTCGGCACCCGGCGGGATAGCTGCCCCGGGTGTGATACCTACGGCATCCTGCTGGACATGGCGGACGCCGGGCATCGGATCGTCTGTGGTCCTGGTACCTGCACCGTCACGGTCCAGGAGGTGCTGAGCTCGGGCGGCCGGGGCTGGCGGGAGCTGGCCCTATGAGCGTGGTCCAGATTGTCCTGCTCGGCGCCCTCGGCTGGCTGCTCAGCTGCGGCTGCACGGTGCTCTTCATCCGAGCCCTGACCCGATGAACAAGAACGTCGACGTGGTCGTCTGGCTGCTGGTCCTCCTGTTCCTGCTCGCCCTCGGCTGGGCCATCCGCCTGTGGAACGACAGCGCGCCCTGGCCCACGGCGCCCTGGCCCGCCCGATGACCCGCAACCACTGGCTGCTGCTCGTCCTGGTCGCCCTGTCCGCGCTGCTCCTGACCTGCGGCGTGCGCCTCCTGCTGCCGGCGGTCGGCCGATGACCACCAACCGGGGCGAACTCCTCTACCGCAAGTCCACCGAGGCCCGTGGCACCTGGGCGGAGGTCACCTCACTTTGGGAAGAGCCGCCGCTCGACCCGGCCGAGGCCGCGCTCCTGCAGACGAAGCGCCCGCCCCGGTTCGACATCCCCAGCCGACGGCCCCAAACACCAGATGACCCAGACAACGGCCGCAGCGGACGTCAGGACGCGTCTGGTGCGCCATTAGCAGATCGTCCGGAGACACCATGAGCACGGTGCGCGAGGTCCTGGTCCGGACCCGGGAGCGTATCGAGCGTCCCGATCACTGGTGCCAGCATGTGGGCGCCCTCGCCGCCGACCGCCGCGTGGTCAGGCCCGCCGACCCGGACGCCTGCCGCTGGTGTCTGTCGTCAGCACTGTTTGACGATCGGGGAGCGGACCCGTATGGGAACGCCACCATCGGGGCCGGTGCGCTGCTGGCCCGGCTCGTTCCGGGGCGCGACGTCATCCGCTTCAACGACACCCACACCCACGCTGAGGTGCTCGCCCTTCTGGATTTCGCAATAGCGCAAACGGAGGGACCATGATTTCGAGCAGGCGTATCTTCCGTTGTCTCCAGCCGGGCTGCACCCGCGAGGTCAGTGGGCCGGGCCACCGCTGCCGGTCCTGTGCACGCCGCTCCCGCTGGGACACCTATCACCGCGAGCACCGTGGGATTGACCCGGTCGCCGCCAAGCAGGAGGTGGTGCGGCTGGCGCTGGCCCCGGACCGCAGCCCCGCGTGGTTCACCCAATGGGAGACGGCGCTCGCTGCGTGGAGGAACGCGGCATGACCCCACACCATGCGCTGAGACGCGTTGTGGCGTACGGAGGGACGCGCAATGGACGTGTATGACTATCGGGGCCAGCGCCAGGACGAGCCCGACAATCGGGACGACGCGCTCTGGATGGCGGGCTACGAGCAGGGCGTCGCCGAGGGCGTCAAGATGGGGACGGCGCTCATGGACCAGGTGCGAGAGGCGGCCCGGGAGGTCTATCGCTGGAAGGGCTCGCCCGATACGCCCTGGCACGCGGCCATCACCGCGCTCGAGGCCCTGCTCGAGGCGGAGGCATGAGCCTGCCGCCCGTCACGGAGAAGCAGCTTCAGGCGCAAGTCCTCGATCTCGCCCACGTGCTGGGCTGGATGACGTACCACTCCTGGATCTCGATCCGTAGTGCGCCAGGATGGCCGGACCTCGTCCTGCTGCGCCCACCCCGGATCATCTTCGCCGAGCTCAAGACGCAAAACGGCCGCGTCAACGTCGCGCAGCACCAATGGCTCGATGCGCTCGGCGACTGCCCCGGCGTCGAGGTGTTTTGTTGGCGCCCGTCCGACCTCGAAGCCATCGCCGAGCTCTTGCGGTGAACCGGTGAGACGAAACTGGACCCGCGTGGTGGTTGCACGACTCGACCGCAGAACACGGGAGGTGATACCGATGCGTGACGACTTTTCGACCCTATTACGGTCCTACCGCGAGCGCGCCGGGCGCTCCCGCAACAACCTCGCCCACGAGATTGGCATCGACCCTTCCTATTTGACCAGGTGTGAGCACGGCGACCGCGACCCCCCGCGCCAGCACATCATCGAAGCCCTGGCCCGCGCGTTGCGCATGAGTGTGCCCGAGCGCAACCGGCTGCTCGTGTCTGCGGGATTCGCGCCGCTTAGCGTGATGCAGCTCGGGGCCTGGGATGATGCGCTCCAGGCGGTCACGGATGTGCTCAACGACGTTCACCTGTCGCCTGAGGAGCGCGATGAGTTCCGGAGTGTGGTGCGCCTCATCGCTGCCCGCTGGCGCGGCGGCGCGAAGCTCAGCCCGCGGTTCGCCTCGTGACCCAGCCGGCGCCGGATCCGCCGACGACGGCCCAGGACACCCGCGCCCAGGACGAGCTCTGGCTCCTGGTCAAGGAGGTGCGCCAGCGCAAGGGCCCCCGCCAGCGCACCTACGTCATCGACTTCGGCTCCGCCGTCGTCACCGTCACCATCCGAAGAACCAGCCCCTGAGCAGGAGGACGATGTGCATCGGGTAACCGTGATGCTGAGTGATGAGGAGTGGGCGGCGGTGCGGGAGGAGGCGCGGCGCGAGATGCGCACGCCCGCCCACCAGGTGGTGTACTGGGTGCGGCGTGGGCTGGCGGTCCGGCACGCGGGCGTCGCCCGGGAACCCGGTGGGGAGCTGCGCGGGGGTCCCTCACCAGGCGAGGCGCTCGCAGATCGCCGTGAACTCGGCGAGTCCGGCTGAGCCGCCTTGCACCGCCTTTCTCGCCGCCGGCCAATCACCGGCCTCGCACATCGCCTTGATGCCACGTTCTCTCCAGTAGCACGCGAACACCTCGGCCGCGATCCCCGCCTCGAGCGCTTTGTCGGGATTGTTGACGAGCTGGTCCCCGACCCCGATCAGGTTGCCGTAGGTTCTATAGTTCGACTCCCAAGTAAGCTGGATAAATAGCCCCTCCCGTAGTATGGCCAGTACCGTAAGTTTTCTTTACGCCACGCCTCGCCGACCCAGAACGCTTCGCGTACCGGCTCGAAGGTGGAGGCCGTCTCAATCTTGGTGGTGGCTACCACGCCCGCCGCACTCGGCTGCGACCACTGGTTGTAGAGGTGGAGGCTGGCGCTGATGCCAGGCCAGTGCAGCCGGATGTTCTCCAGCGGCACCTGGTCATTGCAGGCGGCGCGAATTTCTTCTGCAGACCAGAACTGCCAAGGGTCGCCAAGGACGGACGGTGGTGGCGGGAGCGGCGCGGCGAGCAGATCGGCGACCGATGCCTCCGAAAAGGTGTAGCAGCCCGCGCCGGGCACATCGACCAGCACCGCATTCGTGAACGCCTGATAGGTCCCGCCCATCGGATGGGGCAGCTCCTCGGTCAGCGGGTCACCAAGTCGGCCCTGCCACTGTTCAACCCGATCCGAGATGTTTGTCATCCCGCTCCTCCTTCTCCTGGCAGATGGCGCAGCGGAGGATGAGCGCCAGCGCCCCCCGGAACTCGGAGTAGCACACCAGGCACTGGCAGTCCGGCCGCGCGTTCCAGATGATCGACGGCCGGTCCAGCGTCCCCGCCACGGGCTGCCAGCCCACCCTACATGGTCCGCGTGACGATCTCCGCCAGACACCAGAAGGCGAGACCAGCGGCGAGGAGACTGAACCGACCGCCCGGCAGTCCCAGACTGGCCAGGATCAGCAAGATCAGCCCGACGATCAGAAACGCCAACGCAAAGACATTCACCGCATCTCCTCCTTTTGGACGACCGTCGTGTCCCTAAGACGGATGGCACCACCCTCCATCAAATGGACGAGGGGGCCGGTACGCGATCTGCCCCTCCTTCTCAGTAACCCATGGGCCGCCACCGGCTCAACCAGACCAGAAATACCCCAATCCCCAGGATGAACCCCACCGTGAGCCCAATCAGGAGCCCCACCATGCCCTCCATCAGCCCCTCCTCCCACTAGGGATCCGTCCAATTATCCCCCCACCGGTGGAGCTCCCAGGCGTCGTGCACCACCGTCGCCAATGCGAGCAGCCCCACCGCCGTCAGCAACCCCAGTGCGACGGCCAGCGGCACCTCCTGCCACCTAGCCATGCGGCACCTCATCTTTGGACGCTGCCCTCCAGATGTATTCGACAAACGCGTTGGGGATGTTCGAATTGACGAGGCGCATGGCTATCTCAGCGATCCGAATGTCGTCTGGCAGCAGCCCCGGGATGCCGGAGCACGCCACCACCCGATCCCCCTCCGTGATGAGGAGGAACCCGTCCGTATGAAAGACACGGCTCTCTGGGTCATCCATGCGGCACCTCCACCAGCGCCGGCGGCTCCGGTGCTGCGTTGGGGACCACATAGGCGGCGCCCACGGTCAGGATGGTGGTGAGCGCCACCACGACGGCCGGCGGCACCACGACCTCCGGCCAGACCACGCCCGCGATCCAGACCACAATCGTGGCAATGGCGCCGGCCACCCCGGCGGCGGTGACTTTGCGTTCCGGCTGCATCGTGCTGCTCCTTCCCGTCATCCTCCCGGTATACTGGCCCCGACCCGTCGCCGCCATCTCCTGGCCCAGCGACGGGTCGCCTCATGTCCGGCGCCGGCGGGCCCCGACCCGGCGCCGCTCCTCGCGCAGCGCCTCCCGCTCGCGCTGGCATTCCTCGAGCGCTGCCCGCAATGCCACGACCTCGGCCCGCAATTCGGCGCGTAAGCCGTCGGCCTCCTTCATGACCCGCTCCTCCCGACTGTCGGTCAGCGTCACCGCCTGCTGCGCCTCGGCGGTCTTGCGCTGCTGGCGCCCGATCCAGGCCGCACCGGCCTGGGCGATGACCGCCACCAGCACGACCTGGAACAGCGTGACCAGTGCCGGTTCCGCTTCGGGCGGCATCTAGGCGACGGTCGGCCGGCGCAGCCAGTCCCAGTACATGCGCCACAGCACCAGGCTGTGGGTCAGCACCAGCCAGAGGTAGAGCGCCAGCTCGGCCTTCCCGCCCTCGAGCTGCTGCCCGACCGCCCAGGCCAGGCTCACCAGGATGGCCCAGCCCACGATGCTGGCGCCGACCCCCACGACCTGCACCCGCCAATCGGCGAGCAGCAGCCCCACGAGCTGGAGGCCGCCGGCCAGCGCCATGTTGAGGCCAAACAGTCGGGCCGGCAGGTCGTTGGCCAGCGCCGTGCCCAGCGCGATGAGCAGCCCGAACCCGCACGTCAGGCTCCCTGTGGCGAGTGCCAGCGGCTCGACGTCATACAAGAGCACGATGCTGCGTACGCGGCGCAGCGGCGCGCTGAACGCGGTCTCCATCGCGGTCAGACGTCCCCTCCTTTAGAAGGTCTCCAGCAGCACGTGGAACGCCGTGAAGCCCAGGTTCCCGCTTGCCTGCCCGGTCACCTTCAGCGTCTTCGCCGCCGTCGAGTCCTCCCCGATGCTGCGGTGCGAGCTGGTCGCGGTCGCCGTGTTCAGCACGCCCGTATTCGGCGGGTCATTGCCGCTGTCCACGCCGCCCAGCGAGAACAGGAAGGCGCTGCGCTGCGCATTGGTGGCGCCGTGCGCCGCCAGGGTGCCCTGCAGCGTGAAGGCGTAGCCGTCGGCGCCGGTGGTCGAGGTCGCCAGGCCGGTCACGTGCATCCAGCCGATGAGCGTCGCCCCGTAGTAGACACGCACGTCGACCGTGTGCGACGCCCCGGTCACGTTGGCGATCTGGCCCTCGAGCGTCAGGCGCAGGATGGTGCCGGTGCCCAGCGTGCCGCCCGCCACCGCGTAGGCCCACCAGTCCGCCTCCGCGCCCGCCGTGAGCGACGCCCCGGTCGTGTTCTTGGTCAGCGTGGTGCTGGGCGTCGCGGCATCCTCATACGTAGGAGGGGCGTCGCCGTGCGCCGTAAGCACCTGTCCCTCAGTCCCGTTATCCACCCCCTGGGCGTAGCCATTGGCGTCGGTGTACGGCGTCTGCCAGGGCTCCTTCGGCAGCCCCTGCGTGCCCGGCGCCGCCTCGTTGGGCTTGCGCCCCAGACTGCGCGGGCCGACCTGGTGGGCGGGCTGGCCGATGAGCTGCGGCTCCACCTAGGTGCCCAGCACGTAGGACTGGCTGCCGTAGTTCGTCAGGTGCGGCTGGGTCTGGAGCAGCCGGAGCCGGATGGCCTCACGCCATTGGCCTTGCCCGCGCGGGTCCCAGGCGATGGTCTCCTCCCATTCCCAGAGCGAGACCCGCTGACCGCTCGTGCCCCCGTTCGGGAGGACGAGCAGGAAGTCCGTGGGGGTGGTGGCGAGCGCGAACAGATTGGTCCGGATCTGACTCGCCCCGATCTTGAGCGCGTGGCCGTCATTTGCCAGCAGCCCGTCCTCGCAGAGGATGTACAGGTCGTAGGCCAGGGTCACCACGGGCCGGATGGCAAAGCCAATGCCCCACCCCGTCATCACCGGGCTGGCGGTGCTCACATTCGTGGTAAACGCCCACGCCCAGGCCAGGCTGAGGAAATCAATGCCGGTCGACGCATCCGTCTTCTGTCCCGGGGGATAGGCCCCGGCGACCCCGGTCGTGTTCCCGCCCCACCCGAGCGCGCCCTCGCCGGTGCCCCCGATCGCGGTGGGGAGCAGACTGTCGTCGTAGTAGCCGATCGAGCTGATCGACACGGCGCCGTTGAGGGTGCCGTCACTCACCACGACGGCGACCCAGTGGAGATGCTTCTGGTCCACCGAGAAATGCGCATCAAAGTTGCTGGTGTACAGGTAGCCCAGACTGCGGTAGCGGTAGCTGCTACACGCGTGCGGGTTGGGCACGCAGTTCAGCAGGTAGTGGCCAATGCGGCCATCGGCGAAGCCGAGGTAGACCCGCTCGTGGTTGGTGGCCGCCCCCGGGGTCACCCGGGCCAGGGCCGTGATCTTGGAGGTGTACTGCTCCGAGATGGCCCCGTGCCAGGCATCCAGCCGATGGGAGATGCCGTCATCCCCCGTTCTCCAGGCACCCCATTTTAGTAAGTGACTGGTCGCATTGTCCGCATCATCGCTCCAGATGCCGGCGACCAGCCCCCATGGCGTCGCGACGCTGGCCGTGAGGCGCCCGCGCACGTCGGTATTGTTCTCCGTCATCCGCTCGGGGCCGATAGGCCGCACGCTCCCACCAGGCCCGATGGCATAGGTGCTCCCCGAGTACACGGCCACGATGTCATTTTCGAAGACGCTCTGGTAGCGCCCATTGTCCGCGTTGGGTTGGAAGTTGAGATTGCTCGACAGCTGGATGACCGAGGCATCCTCCAGGATCACGTACCAGCCGTCCGTCTTGAAGACGTACAACGTGCCATCGGGGTGCAGCACCATGCGCACAATCGGGCTGGTGGCATCGCCCACCCGCGCCACGTCGACATGATTGGCGAGCACAAAGGGATCCGCCGTGCCCAGGCATTTTGAAACGAGGTTGGTGCTGTAGGCGCGGAAGAGCGCATTCCCCGCCCCTTTACAGAAGCAGAGCGCCTGGATGTCCGCGCTCTGCGTCCAGGTGGTCGAGTTGGTGGCACCGTCGTAGCGCCAGATGAAGTCGCCGGCCCCGTCGCCGAGCGCCACGAAGGCGTAGGTCGTGCCGCCCGTCCCCGTGTTCTGCGCCCACACGACGACGTCGGTGGCGGCGTTCCCCGCCCCGAAGTCCTTGCTCGTGTCCCAGTCGCTCGCCGCATCCCCGTCGTTGCGCACCTTGGCGTACCGGCCATTGAGCGCGAACGTGCGGCGGGTGGTCCCCCCCACCACCTGGGTCCAGAAGTGGGAGATCCCATTGGTCGAATCAACATCACTGTCGGGCGTCACCACCGTAATCAGGGGCCCGAGCTGCACGGCGCCCTCGCAGGAGCAGTCCACGCCAATGGTCCAGTAGTAGCGCGTCAGATCATCACTGTGGTTGCGGATGTAGCGCTGGCCGTAGCCCCCATGGAACTCGGTCTGCGCGAACGTCGCCTCCACCTGCGGACTGAGCGCGCCGTATTTGAACTCAGTGGGGGACGCTTGCATCCCGGGCATGGTGGCGGCCGTCACAAAGCTGCGGGACTCCTCGTCCTTGAAGCCGCACATGTAGCCGAACAGCGTGGCCGACGTGAGCCCCATCCGGACGTGGAAGGGCCAGGGGGATTCGCGCTTGTTGCCCGTGCGGAACGCCATCGGCTACCAGCGATTCGCGTAGAAACTCAGGCGCCTGCGGAAGCGCCGGGGCGGCAGGTCCTCAAGGGCCTTCTGCTGTTCCGTGTTCCACTTGTGCGCCCAGGTATCCTGCATCGACTTGATGTGGTCCCCGGCGGCATCCGACAGCTCGTTCCGCGTGTTCCGGGCGATCTCCACCAGGCTGCCCCAGGTCACCGCGTCGGTGCAGACCGGCGCCTCGTCGGTCTCCAGCACCAGCCCGCTCTGGCTCCCGAAGCTCCCGCCACTGGCCCGGCAGTGGTCGTAGGCCCGCTTCGCCGCCCGAACATAGATGCGCTCGTTCGTGGCAAAGGTGCGGGGTGAGTGATTGAGGTAGAGGGTGGCGCCGTCCCGCTCCCCCTCGGCGTCCAGGTGATGATGCCGATAGGGGTCCACATTGGCCCGGGTCTCGCTGGTCTGCAGGATGCCCACGTCCAGCACCTGGTCGAAGCTCCGGAGCCAGGTCTGCGAAGCGAGACTGTGGCGGATGGCGCCCGCCGTGGGGGTGATGGTGAACTCGACCGTCAGCCAGATCCGCTTCAGACAATCGTTGATGGCGTCGGTCCACGAGTAGGTGGTCAGATCATCGCTGTACGGCCAGCACAGGCCGTGGAGCTCGACGACCTTCTCGTCGGGCACCGTCGCCCCACTCCAGGCCCGATCGGGCACCACGGTCCCGGAGCTCGCCGTATAGCTGGCCACCACCCGCACTTTGTCGTTCGCGGCGGCCGCCGGCAGGTAGAGGTAGTACCCATCGACGAGGGCATTCTGGGACAGCGTGGAGCCGAGCGCCCCGGTGGCGGTGAACACGATGCTGCTCGCACTATTCCCGCTCGCGGGCGCCGTCGCCATGTAGAAACGTCCGCCGGCCCGGGCGCCCGCCCGCCGCAGCGTGGTCAATGAGCAGCCCACTTCCACCTCCCCGCCACCGCCGCCACCGGACAGGAGACCGGCCCCAACCAGGATTGGTACGAGTGTCATCAGGGCACCCCCACAAATGGCCACGTCACTCCCGCCCCGCCCCCAAACAGGTTGGTCCGTTCGGTCGCGGTCAGGATGCGGTGCCACAGGCCCACTTCATCGACCCGCCCGGTGAGGTGAAAGGTGGAGTCGCCGCTCGCGCCAATGGCGAAGGCGTTGGTCTCGCCGGTGCGCGGCGTGCCCGACCCGGTGTGGCTGTCGAGGGCACCGCCGTTTACCGCGATCCGCACCGTCATGGTCGCGCGGGTGAAGTCCATCAGCAGGAAGTACCAGGTGCTCGTCGCCGGCGCGCCGAAGGTGCTGGCCGTGACCCAGGGCGTCGTGCCGCCGCCGTCGACGGAGATAAACGCGCGGAAGCGGTCAGACGCGCCGTCGTAGTACAGCGCATACTCCCCGTTCGTGCCGTATTTGCCAACGATGATCTGCACCGCCGCCGTCTTGCTGGGCAGATAGGCCCAGGCAGCAATCGTCATATCCCCACTGCCGAGCGCGACTGCGGCGTTGTGGGCCACACTCAGGTACTCGCTGTCAGCCGCGACAAACACCGCAGCAGTGCCGACCTTGCCGGCGGTACTGGTCACCGTGTTGATGTCGGTCAGGTGGCTGGTCCCGACCACGTCCGAGCGCGTGCCCGAGCTTTCGTCGAGCGGCCAGTAGCCGTCGAGGTCGACGAGCAGGCCGCTCCCCGTGTCGACCACCGGCGCCACCGCCGTGACCGGGATCGCCAGTGGCCCCAGTGTGATATTGACGGGGATGCCCAGGCCAGAGACCACCGGTGCGACCGCCGTGAACGAGACGGCCACGGGGCCGAGGGTGAAGGCGACCGGCGTGGGGGGTGCGGCGGGTACGCTGCTGCCCTCGCGCCCACGCCAGTAAGACAGCGTCGCGGTCGGCATCAGCAGCGTTCCCCCACCCTCACGAAATCTGCAAGAGGCCCTGCGCGTCTACCGGTGCGTACCCGATGTTCCGCGACCCACAGTCGAGACAGCAGAGTCCATCGGTCGCACGAATACCGGCCGGCTGTCGCTTGATCCAGAGCTCCAGGTTCTCTGGGCGATTGTCATCACGCTTCCCATTGAGGTGATGCACCTCTTCGTTGGACTGGAGCGGTCGTCCCATCATCTGCTCCATGACCAGGCGATGCTCAAAGACGACCTTTCGCTTGCGGCCCACGACGGAATGGTGTTCCGGGTAATAGACATGCACGTACCCATGATGGTCAACCGTTTTCTTTCCCGGCTGGCCACCACGAGCAACACGCCGCTGTGCCGCATTGGACGCCGTGCGACAGGCATTCGAACACAAGCGGTGCGGTTGCGCTGGAGGAGTAGGGAAGGTCTTCCCACACCACTCGCACACCTTCTCGGTCGCACGGCCATAGGGTTTGCCGTGACGTAGCCGCCACCAGGCCCCATCCTCCGTACGTCCATAACACTTGACGACTTCGACCAAGACCGGCGTCGGATGCTGGAACTCCTGCGAACAGGCATTCGAGCAGAACCGTTGGCCCCGTCGAAGCCGGACGGGAAACTGTACCCCGCATTGTTCGCAGGCGATCTCTTCTCCACGAAGCCGCTGGCGTTCACCTTGATAGAACCACCAGCCGCCAACCGCATCCTGCTCCCAGCCTCGCACATGCGTGCGGTTCTTCTCCATCTGGATCTGTGGACGGGAGCGGTTCGCACAGGTGGTGGTACAGAACCGGGCACGAGCCGTCGGTAACGCCGGAAACCAGATGCCACAGCTCGCACATTGACGCTCGACCCCTCGGTATCGCTGCTTCGCATCGGTGTACCACCAGGTACCACTCGCATCTTGCTCCCACGTTCTCTTGACTCGCATACCCCCTCCACCACAGTAATATGGTGAGTGGAATATACTTTCCACACTAACTTATGAAAAGGAGTCCCTCAGAGGCGACAGTAGCTGTTACATCGGTTCCGTTCCCGGTAAAGGAAGCGTCGAACCAGGCGATGGGCCGATCATTGGCGGCCGTCCCGTCGACGTGCTCATAGAGCAGGATGCCCGCCGCGGCGCGGGTGCCCGCCCCAAGGGCGGTCCACACAATGGGGCTGGTCACGGTGAACTCCGCCCGGTCGTTCGTCGCGTCCTGCGCAATGGCCTCGCCCCCCATGGTCTTGCGCACGTAGCCGCTGCCGTCGTACTCGTCGAGCGTGCCGATGGCCGACAGCGTGGCGGCATCCTCATCGGTATCCGCGGTCGTATTGGTCATGCAGATCAGCATGCGACTATCGACGGTCGACAGGTTAAGGAGCGCCGTGCCCAAACGGAGCTTCATTGGCGTATATACAAAATCGGTGATTTTCGTTACCTCCTCGCGGATTACGCGAACGTCGGGTAGGTCACACCGGCCCCGCCGTTCCAGAGCGTGGCCAGTTCCCCCGTCGTCAGGCAGCGGGTCCAGTAGCCGACCTCGTCGATGCGCCCCGTGAACGGCAATGCCCCGTCGCGCGCGCCCATCTCGATGGGGGCAGTGCCGGCGAACACCCCGGTGCTGTGGGACGTCGTCTGGACCGTGCCGGCGTCCGCCTGCACGCGGATCTGGTTGGCGGCGGCGTCGTGGATCAGGGTAATGAGATGCCAGGCGCCGGTCGACGGCGTCCCGAAGCTGTTCATCGCGATGGGCACATCCGCCAGTCCGTCCGCCGAGATGATCCAGAAATAGTAGCCCGCCCCGGCATCGTAATAGAGCGTGTAGGACGCCTGCGCCGACGCGTACTTGCTGATGATGATGGATGTCACCAGGTCGTCCGGATAGACCCAGAGCGCGATGGTGAAGTCGAAGTTGCCAACCGCGATGGCCGCGCTGTGCGCCACCGTCAGCGACTCGGTGTTGGCGGCGGTGAACTGCGCCGCCGTCCCCGCGATGCCGGGGTTGCTGGTGACCGTATTGACGTCGGTCAGGTGGGCGCTCCCCACACTGTCGCTGCGCGTGCCACTGCTCTCGTCAAGCTTCCAGTAGGCGGCGAGGCCGGTCAAGAGCGAGGAGGGAGCCGCCCCACCGGTGATCACGAGTGGGACTGGCGTGAGGGCGACCGCGAGCGGACCGAGGTCGAGGTAGATGACATCTGCCAGGGCGGCGCCGCCGTCGATGCGAAAGCGCTCCCCACCCGCGTAGAACACCAGGTTGCGATTCCCCGTCCCCGCGTCCTCGATCAGGAGACGGCCATCCTCGGCGGTGGCAGCGTCCGGCAGGCTGGCGGTCGCGACCACCTGGTGCTTCGTTTTGCCGTTGACGTTGACCCACACCGTGTCGGTGCCGGCGTCGTCGATGTCCCCGCCGCCGTTCGGGTCGGTCGTGATGTTGACCAGACGGACGTTGGTCGCGCCGGCGTCGATCTTGATGGTGAAGAGGGGCACACGTTCTGGCCCGTAGGGGAGAATCGTCGTGTCGTAGATCGTGATATGGTCAGAGGTTGCCCCGATGCGAATCGTCGACCCGCCGTCAGAGGCGAACAGCACGGGACAGTGGAAGACCACATGGCCGCACGCCTCAAAGTACCAGCCACCAAAGGGGCCGGACTCGTCCTGCACCGGGCAGTCGATCAGCACGGTGTTGGTGCTGCCGTTCAGGCGCACGTTCGCCCCGGCAGAGCTATTGGCGAACAGGCTCGCCCGCAGATGAACCCCGCCACAGCCGTTCAGGAGCAGGCAATTCGTCGTGCCATTGGTGATGTGGCAGTCGGTCAGGGAGACCCGGTTGCAGGCGGCAAGCTGGACCCCGTAGTTGAAGGAGGTCACGATGAGATTGTCGATAACCAGGCCCGCGGCCGTCGACGCGTAGATCCCGATGCCGGTGGTGGTCGGCCCCACCAATTGCAGGTTCCGCAGCGCCACCCCCCGCGAGCCCGACGGGACCTGGAGGGCGATCGCGCTCCCGATGTCGGTGGCGTCGATGACCGTGCCCACCGTCTCTCCGATATACCCCGGCCCCACCCCCGTGAGCTGCGTGGCGGTCCCGAGCGTCACGGTCGAGGTGATGCGGTAGACGCCGGCCGGGAGGAACACCAGCCCGCCGTCCGCGCGGGCGTCAATGGCCGCCTGGATCGCCGTGGTGTCATCCGTCACGCCATCGCCCACCGCGCCGTAGGCGGTGACGTCAGCCCAGCCGCCAGCGGAGGTGATCCCCCCGGTAACCGTGAGGCTGCCGGTGATGGTCTTGTCACCGGTGAAGGTGGCGGTCTCGCCGGGGGCAGAGAACGGCATTACGTCCCCTCCGTGACGAGCATGGTTTTGCTGCCGGTGCTGGCGTGGATCGCGTGGATGGCGCCGGTCGTGAGGTTCCCGAAGGGCGAGCTCATCTCGTACGCCACACCCACTCCCAGGGGAATGCCCGCGCTCGCCACGGCAGTCGCCCCGATGGCGAGGTAGATCGTGGCATCGGAGTCATTGACCAGCAACAGGTACTTGCGGTCCGCATTGGCGGCCACCGGTGTGGTGTCGCTGGTCGTCACCGCCGCGCTGGTATGGGTCGCGGTGTCGTAGGAGGGCAGCGCATAGAGCGCGATCTCCTCGATCTCGACGTCGTCGGCACCCCGCGTGATCTGCTGCGTGGCCATCTTTTTGGTCGGGCTGGCCGGCTCCTCGACGCCGACGTAGGAATCCACCATGTCAATACCCCAGCGCGAATTGTCGGTGGGCCAGCCCCTCGACCGTGAGGGAGCCGTCCGACTGCACGAGATTCCCGTACCACCCGTCGGCAGAGCAGACCTGCTGGTGGCTGGCGAAATACAACGAGGTCACCACGCCCCTGGTCTGCATCCCGTTCAGCATGTCGCGGGTGTAGCGGGACCGACTCTGGTCACTGGCGCCAATCACCGAGCAGTCGGCATTCAGGCGCCGCAGCCCCCACTCCGTCACGTAGATGGGCTTCCCTTTTCTGCGATACCAGTTCTTCAGGCCGTCCACCTGGCGCAGGCCGTGGGCCGTGGCGTAGGTCCCCGGGTCAGACCAGGCCTGGTCGGTCCAGGGGTGGATCTGGAGCGCCCAGCCATCCGTCGGCGGGTCCTGCCAGCCGAACTGTTGGCGGTAGCTGTCGACGAACCAGTTCATCGCATCCCGCCCCTGGGTGCAGCAGGAGGAGCCGCCGCCGTCCCAGTTCCAGGTGCTGGTCGGGATGACCTTCGCCGTCGGGTCGCCCGTCTTGATGGCCTCGCGGATGGTCCTGTACCAGCGGGCATAGACGGTGGCCTGCTCCCGGGTCTTGAGCGAGCAGTCCTGGGCGCAGAGATTGCCCTCGTTGCCGAGGATGTAGGTCAGGCCCCGGTGGGTGGCGGCGTACTGCGTAATCTGGGCGGGACAGGTGTTCCAGGCGTGGTACTGTTGCGTGCCGTTACAGTCCTGCTGCATTGGGCTATGGCCGTTGGCGTTCACCAGGCGCAGCTTCTCCGGACCGGCATCCGACTGAAACGGGTGGTCGTAAGCCCGATACACCGTGCCGCCGAAGCGGGCGAGGGCTGATTGGGGTGTTTCAGTTGGAGGGAGGAAGCCGCTCGGTACCCAGTCCACTCCGACCTGCATGCCGGCAGCGAAAACGAAAGGGAGCGCGATGGCCCCCCAGAGGAGGGCGCCCAACCCACCCGCGATCACGAGGCCCCGCCAGAACCGGAGGTCATGCATCAGGGGAGTCCAGTAAAGGGGTATGCGGCTCCGGAGCCACCCCCGTAAAGAGCAGCCCGCTCCGCTGCTGATAAGACTTTTTTCCAGTACCCGGCCTCATCGACCCGTCCATCCAGGGGGAGCACGCCGGCCCGCGCGCCCAGCTCAAACGGGGCGGTGCCCGCGAAGACCCCGGCGCTGTGGGCCACGACCTGCGCCGTCGTGGCATTCCCCTGCACGGTGATCTGGTTGGCCGCCGCGTCGTGAATCAGGGTCATGAAGTACCAGGTTGCGACGATTGGCGTTCCCAGCACATTCATCTGGATCGTCACATCGGTCGCGGTGCCGTCGGAAGAGAGCAGCCAGATGAAGTTCCCCGCCCCGCTGTCATAGTAGAGGGTGTAGGACGCCTGCCCGGCGCTCCACTTGCTTACGAAGATAGACGTGGTCACCGTGGTGAAATAGACCCAGCACGCGATGCTGAAGTCAAAGTTGCCGACGGCCAGCGCCGCGTTGTGCGCCACCGTCAATGACTCAGTATTCGCCGCCGTGAACTGCGCCGCCGTGCCCACCTTGCCCGGATTACTCGTGACGGTGTTGACATCGGTCAGATGGCTGGTGCCAACACTATCGTTGCGCGTGCCCGAGGCTTCGTCGAGCTTCCAGTAGCCGGCCAGGTCGGTGAGCAGGGACGACCCGCCCGGCACGCCGGCCCCCGGCGTCCCCCCGGTCGCGGCATACAGCGTGCCAAAGCGGCCGCCGAGCCGGGTGTGGCGCAGGTTCGTCGGCATCAGGCGAGCTGACTGCCGGAGCCGGCGGCCACGTTCACGATCAGGTTCGCCGTGCCCGCATCCGTCTTTGCTTCGATGCAGCCCATACCACCGGGCCCCTTGGAGACGCGGAGTTCGAAGACCTGCTCGGACAGGAGCTCGAAGTAGGCCGTTGAGCGGGCCATGGCGTTCATGGCCAGCACCGTGACGCTGGAGTCGAGCGCCACCGACACCTCCCAGCGCGTCCAATAGAGCGGCGCGGTGGAGCCGGCTACATTCTCTGGACGCGGGCTGGTGGTATCGACCAGTCGGGCTTTGAACCAGTCCGTCGGGACCGTCCAGGTGACGTTGCCGTCCACCGCGAGGGTGGCGCCGCCGCTGGCCGTGCCGTCGGTCGCGGTGATGGTGGCCCAGGTCGAGTCCGTCTTCCAGTATTTGACGGTGAGCACGCTGGCCGTGCCATTCGTGTTCCCCACATCGACGTTGACGCCACGGAAGGGGATGTGGCTGCCGACGTAGAGGTAGTCGGCGTTGGCGGCCGTGCTCATGGAACTCAGGGTGAGGGACGTGGCGGTACTGGCGTCCTGCAGGCTGCCACTGCCGTCGGTTGCCGTGGCACCATCGTCGGCCGTCAAGAGCACGGTCAGGTAGGGGTTGATGGCGATCTGCGCCACCACGGCGGTGGCGAGGTTGCGCGGGCTGATAAAGAGGTGGTGCGTGCCGTCCGGAATCTGGACAAAGGCGGCTGTTGTGGTCAGGGCGCTGCCGCCCCCAGCGGTAGATACGCTGCGTAGTTCTCCTAATGGTCCGCTGTGGGTTTCGGTGGCGATGGCAGTACCCTCGCTTTCTCCTGGGCGCTAACTACCCGGTCCGGCGCTCGATCATGGGCAGGAGATCGGACTCGTCTTTTTCAAAGTGCAGCGTGCAGTACGGTGCGATTCGTGGGTCTTCCAGATCGGCCTGGCTCGTGGGCCAGGAGCGACACACCTCGGGCCGTGTCTCGTAGACCGTGCAGCGGTTATCCGCCCCGAGCGCCCCACAGGGAACGGGGATGTGGGCAAGGACCACCCCCCGATCCTCCCGTGTCGTAATGCCGTGAAGAGCCAGCCAGTGTCGGATGTCGGGCACCCGAAAATAGTCGTCGTGACACACCAGCTCCACGAAAGAGCAGCACACGCCACATTGGTTACAGGTCCCGGCCAGCTTCACCCGGCGGGCTCCACGGTGGCCTGGTCCCGGACCTGCGATTCCAGGGCCGCCAGGCGCAGCTCCAGCCGGGCCAGCCGTTCCGAATAGAGCGTGACGGTCTGCTCGAGCAGGGCGCGCAGCTCGTCGACGGCGTGCGCCAGCTCGATCTCGTCAATGGCGATCAGACTCTCGGCGGTCATGACGGGCTCGTCCGTCGTGGCGGCGGATTGCTCTCCGTGGTCGTGGTGGTCGTGGAGGTCCCACTCGTCCGCGAGGTCGTGCTCTCGCTGCTCGGGGGCGCGGGCGGCGTCCCACCCGGCCGGGTGGCGGGTGCCGGGCTCTCGGCCGTCGCGGACGCACCGCCGCTGGTCTTCGGGCTACTCTCGGTGGTGGTCTCACTGCCACTGGTGCGGGGGGCACGGGCGCTCGCCGCTGGTTTGAGCAGGGCGCAGTCGTCGTCGTGACCCGTGCTCCAGCTCAGTCCGTCCTCGCTCACCGTACGGGTACAGCCACAGGGCGCTTTGCCCGTCTTGGTTGCGGTTGCCATCTCTTCAGGAGTCATCGGTCAGTCCTTTCTCGAACGTCGGGTGGGCCGCCAGGATGGCCTTCCCCATGGCTTTCGGCAGCACCGCGCAGCCGTATTCGCCAGCGGGCTCGCCCTGCTCTTCGGCCATCCTGCGGCCCAGGTCCATGGTCTCATCACAGATTTCGCGGTACAGCGCGTGGTTCCGCTCGGTGTTGAGCGGCGGTGGCCCAGGGACGCGGATGTTCACCCGGGGGGGCACCTTGACCAGGACCTGGTCACAGGTCCAGCACGTCAGGGTGGTGTCCCCCTGGTACTCCCGCATCAGCACCTCGTGGTCCCCGCAGGCGCAGCGCCACTGGTAAATGGGCATCGCTATGCGGTCCTCGTCGCCCGGTCCATGAACGCGACGATGTAGTCAACCGTGCTCGTCTTGGCGGCTGTCGTTCGCGTTCTGCACGCATGGAAGAAGCGCAGGAGCGTTCCCCCTTCTACGCGATGTGCAATCAGGCCGGTGCTGGTCGTCGTGAAACGTCCTCCATCGACACTGGCTACGGGGATATCGCCAGCGAGTGATACCCGGTACGTGTGGAAGGTCGCCGCCGTGGGCGTGAACACCGGGGACAGCGTTGTCGCCGTGGCGTTCATATTGGTCGTCGACCCGTCCGTCAGGAACGCCATGGTCGTGAGGGTCTGGGATTGGTCGATGTGGAGGACCGCCGCGTCCGAGGTGCCACCGGCGAAGGTCGGGGTATCGATGTCGGCGCCAACCGGCAGGGTCAGGTCCGAGGCGGCGTCGATGAAGCCGCACTCCATCATCAGGGTCGTCACGACGTCGACGGCGATGCGCATCTCCACGGCGCAGTTGTTGTCGCCGGCCCAGATGCGCGGCCCGTAGACGCTCTCCGAATTGCCGGAGGTGGTGCCGGTGACGCCTCGGATGGCGCCGCCGACAATCGCCGTGGCCGGCTGGGCGAAGGGCGTGCCGGTGCCGGTCTCGCCGGCGATGACGTTGTCCAGGTTGATGGTGTCGCCGAGGAAGTCGTCGAAAAAGAAGATGAAATCCTGCACCGCGAGGGGGGCCAGCACGCTGCGGCCGCTGCCGCCCTTGAAGCGGTCGAGCTCCCGAAAGGAGAAGGGGAAACGCTTCCGCGCGATGGAATCCGCGTAGCCGGTGGGCATCTGTCATTCCTTCCTGCGGCCGGAGCCGCCTCCGAGCATTTTGGGACTCGGCTCCCGTTGGCGGGGGGAGGCAGGAATGCTGCACGCCCCCTGGTTGTCGCTACGCGGCCACGGCCTCCTTGACGGCGGGCGGGCCCCACTCCAGGAAGTGCTCGACATAGGTGTCGTATTCGTTCAACTGCCAGCGGATGCCCGTCAGCCAGCGCCCCCACTCCACGCGGAACCCGTCGACGCTCGCGGTTGTGCACCAGACCACGTGCTGCTGGGTAAGCCGGTCATCCCGGCGCAGCCACGCCCAGCGCACCACGCCGTCCCGCAGCCCGACGAGCACGACCTGGGCCACCCCGCCCAGGGGCGCGATCGCGGCGGGGACCTTGTCCTGCTCCTTCGCCGGGAGCGGCTCGAGACCAGCGGCCAGCGGCGCGATATCCTCGGGCAGATCCTGGCCCACGAAGAAGAGCTCGGGCAGCTGGGTCATGCGCCGACCTTCTCCCGCTGGCGCTCGGCGTGGCGGCGCTGCTGACGAGAGATGGGCGGCGCCTGCACCTCGGTGCCCTTGACCAGGGGGGTCAAGGCAGGCGGCACCTGGGCGAAGCGGATGCCCTGATTCGAAAGGGTGAGCGGCACGATGGGCGGCTGCCGCCAGATCAGGTGCTCCAGCCGAAAGACCTGCTGCCCGATGTGGCCGAGCCTGACGGCGGGGTTGACGTAGGTGTCGATGCCAACCTGCGCCGCTTTGCTGCAGATGTCAAAGTCCTCGGACATTCCTATGGGCTGGCCGTCGGGCGCTTCGCCACGGGGCGCCTCGTAGAAGGGATAGAACTGCATGCGGCGGTCGGCCTTCGGGTGGAGGAGCGGCAAGTCGAGCTGGTCCCGCATGCGCTCGAGGGCCACGCGCGGGATGGCCATGAAGCCACTGGCGCCGTAGAGAATCGGCACGGGCGTCGGGTCCTCGCCGAAGACGATCTCCCGGTCGCCCAGCATGCTGCTCACCTGGCCGTCGCCCCAGGCCCGCGTCGGGTAGGCGCCCACCACGATGGCCTGCAAGTCGTGGGCCTGCTCGGCAACCTGCATGAACGGTTCCGGGTCAAAGAGGATGTCGCTATCCACGGTGACGAGCAGGTCGGCCGCCGTGTCTCGCAGGAATCTGGTGGCCAGGGTGCTGCGCGCCCGCGTAATGAGCGCGTCGCCCTGTTGGATCTCGAGGGAGACGTTCGGATACGCCCGGGCCACCGACCAGAGGGACGCGGTCGTTCCCGCTTCGATCGAGCGCCACACACACATACCTAAAACCACCGAGGGGGTCACTGCGGGTCGACCCGGTAGGTGGGCTCGCCCTGTTTGGCGGCCTCCACCCGCGCGGCCTTCTCCCGCGCCGCCTGCACGCTCGGGGAGATGGGCACGCCGGCCCCGGCCGTCTCGATGACGGGCGCGGTGTAGACCTCCTCCGGCGGCTCCTCGGGGAGGTCGTCGAAGGTGATGGTGACGACCGAGCGGTCGCGGAGCCGGTCGCCGAAGTCGATGCCCATCTGCCGGCCCCAGGCGAAGATGTCCTCCGGCTTCATGCTGTGGTGCACCGTCATGTGCTGGAACAAGCCCTGCGGCTCGAGGAACACGCGGTTGTGGCAGTTGGGACAGCCGAACTCCTGGATGCGCAACCCCGGCTCCCGCAGCTGGGGGAAGAGCCGCGCGAGCTGGGCGTCCTGCTGGTACTCGGCGGGCAGCGTCGGCCAGTCGTGGCGCAGGTTCGTGACCCGGTGCCAGTGGTAGGCCAGGATCTGGGAGAGCGGGAAAAGGGCGCGGCCCTCCGGGTGGGTGAGGATGTTGTGCCAGTGGTTCTTGCTGTCCGGGCCGGTGGAGCCGAACTGGTCGAGCGGCGTCCAGCCGGTGCGCATGAAGCCGATGGCGGCGGTGTCGGAGCTATCGCGCGGCTGGATCCAGCCGGCCTGCGCGTAGGGCTCGCCGGTGTGGCGTACGATGTCCGGCGCCTTCCAGTAGATGACTTTCTCCCACCGCGAATTGTTCAAGGGGCGGAAGAGGTCAGCGTGCTGCGGGTCGTAGGGAATGGGCGTCAGCGGCATGACTCAGTGGTTCCTCAGTGATTTCTCGCGGGCGATGCGCTCGGCCTCCCGCCACAGGTCGAAGGACACCGCCTGCACCTTCTGGGCCTCGGCCTCGTCGTCCATCCACTCCACCAGGTGGCCGTACTCGGCCAGGAACGTGCCGGTGATGTGGAAGTCGAGACACTCGGGATGGAGGATCTCGTCCTGCTGGAAGCCGACCGGCTTCGGGGTGACGGTGTCCCGATGCTGGTACGGTCCACGAATCACCAGGTTCCCTTCCTGGGTGACGAGCTGATAGCGGGCCCGTTTCTTCGCCATCTCTTCGACGAACTTCCGGGCGCAGCGCAGGGTGAACGCCCGGAAGTGGGACTCCGGTGGCAGCGGCGACAGGTCGTTGATGCGCTCGTTCCAGACCTGGCCGGCCTCCAGCCAGACGCCATGGACCCGCCGGGCCGGCCGGGCAGCCATGACGGGGTAGGCCATGTCCCAGTCGACGACGTAGTTGCCGGTCAGCTCGACCGGCTCCCACAGGCGCGGCGACTGGGGGGTTTCGATGAGGTGCATCCGAACGTCCTTGTATCCACTTAAGTCGAAGCCATTATTTCGGGTGTATATGGTTGCGCTACCTGCCATGGTTGCGCTAGCATAGGTGGGTAGCGCAACGGGAGGATGAGATGGCTGGGAAGAAGCTGGGCAAGGTGCCGTGTCCGAAGTGCGGCAAGCCGATGTACCGACGGGCGCTTCTGTGCCGGGACTGCTACCTGAAAGAAGCGACGAAGTGGGTCGAGAAGAAGGAGAGCTGACCGATGGAACGACGGAGCAAGAGCAAGCAATGCTCCCAGTGCGGGAAACCGCTGTCCTATGGAGCCGGCACGGTCTGCCGCGATTGTTGGCGGGCCAACACCGTGAAGGAGATGCCCCATTGTCTCGACTGCGGGATTGAACTCTCGACCCGCAGAAGCACCCGATGTCTGGTTTGTATGCGACGGTACCGGGCGGAACACGCTGCTGAGCATCGGTGTATCGAGTGCGGTGCTCCCGTCGAACACCGCGCGATCCTGTGCCTGGCCTGCCACACGAAGAAGGTGAGCCGGGAAGCCAAGCACTGCACCGATTGCGGCGTGCAGTTGCAATCCCGTCGTACGACCCAGTGTCGGGAGTGCTTTCGGAAGAGTCATATGGTGCTGGGCGAACTGCCCTCCTGCAAGAAGTGCGGCGTACGACTGCGCAGCCACAAGGCGAAGCTTTGCCGTGTCTGTTGGCGGGCCGAGCGAAGCGACAATCGCCCCTCGTGTTCCGTGTGCGGCAAGCCCCTGGCGCTCTACCATGGAGGATCGGTCTGCCGTGCATGCCTGCTGCAGCAAAGCGACGAGTCGTGGCCGCACTGCCTTGACTGCGGAAAGAAGCTGTCCCACCGAGGCGCTACGCGATGTGGCCCCTGCTACCGCAAACGACAACACGAAATCGCACTCGCGGGTGGCAATCGCAATCTCTTCAACTCGCAGAGTGTGCGGCGATTGCTGAAGGGCGTGCCCTGCATGGTCTGTGGCGTGGTGAAGGCACACGAGTCCCTGTACGAAATCCACAAAGTGGACCCGCCCAAGGGCTATGTACGAGGCAACGTCCTGAAAGCATGCCTCGACTGCCACAAGCTTCATCATCGCCACTTACTCGCCATGCCCGATACCAGTATCATGGAGACACATTGGGATGTGGCTATGCGGCACGAAGACCAACGTTGAATCTGTCGTCCGATGCTCCCCCACCGAGAGTAGAAGGTGCAATAAGTCTCTCAGCGAAGTTATAAATTACATCGACAAGTACTCCCCATCCCGTTTCCAGGATTTCGTACCTCACGTGCGTCTGGGGCTTGCGCTGCATGATGAGGGCCACGCCGCGCTTGTGACCGAACCACGAATAGGACTGGTTGGCCGCTGCGGGGTTGTTATTGGCCAGGCTGGATTCGTAGACGGGGGCGCCGTAGACCTTGCCGATCATCGCCTCGGTGATGGCGCGGGTGGCCCGGTCCTGGCCGACGTAGAGCTGACTGACGAACTTGTCGATCTTCAGCAGCCCAATGTGGAACGCGGGACTGACGTACCAGAAGCGCTCCGACTGCGGGACGTCGCCGTCATTGAAGTACTGGACGGCACGGAGGAGGTCGTCATCAGTCGGGTCGGCGCCGAGGGTGCCGACGAGCTGGGAGAAGGACGACGGGAGCGACGCCAGGCCGCTCGTTATGTCTCCTTCGATATAGGACGTCAGGGAGTAGCCGCACGCCCCGGTGTACTCGGCACGCAGGTCGATATTGGCCTGCAATTCGGCGATATCCTCAACCAAAAACGCGACATATGCTTGCCGGCTAATGGTGATTTGCTGGCGCGTCTCGGTGATGTTCGCCCACGTTGCCGACGCGTCCTCGGTCTTCACCCGTACGGCCGGGTTGCTGCGGTCCTGGATGTTCAGCACGCGGCCCATGCGCATCTCGGCCTCGTACTTCCTGTCCACTTTTTCTGACAGCACGGTGGCCGCTTCGGTCGCATCCGAGACATGTCGGGACCAGATAGTTGGCAGGAAGTTCGCAGCTGGGCTAACGCCAGTCGTGTTTACCGCGATTGTGGGCCACCTTTCTGCGCCTTTCGGCGTCTAACGTGTCTGTTCGCGTTAGCGACGCCGCCCGTTGGCGCTCGCCATGGCCACCTGGTCATACAACCGGGGATTTTTCTTCAGCTCCTCCAGCCGTTTCTCCAGCGGCCAGTTGTCCACCTCCTGGGCGGACGGGATGCGACCACGTCCACCACCACCACCAGACTGGATGATGGGCGTGTTCTGGGCATCGACCAGCCCGCGTTGGGCGTTCACGGCCCGCTCTTCGCGCCGCGCCTTCGTGCGGGCCGCCGTCTCGTCCTTCTCCATCTGGCGGCCGTGGGCCTCAGCGGCTTTCCACCACTCCTTCAAGTGTTGGTACATGCCGTCGTCAAAGGTGCCCGGGTAGCTCTTGTCGGACAGATCCTTCCGCACCGTGGGCGGCATGTCGCTGTCGTGGAAGCGCTGGAAGGCCCGCATCGCGGCCGCTTCGGCACTGGCTTTGGTCCGCGCCACCGCCTGGTAGGTCTGCAGCTCGCGGCCGTAATACGCCTGCGCGTTCTGCCACCCGGCATCCTGATTAGCCCAGTAGTCGTGCCACTGCTGGCGCAATTGCTGCGCCGCGATGACGTCGGTCTCGCCGTAGTCGTGGAGCTGCTGCTCGATGCCGGGTCGGCTCGCCAGGTCCTGCTGGTAGGCCGCCTGCGCCGCCTTCATGTTGGCCTGCAGGTTCTGGTAGGCCGCCTGCTCCTGCTGCTGCTGCAGGCGCTGGTTCGCCGCTGTCTGCGCCCGCTGCTCGGTGAGGGCGCTGAGCTCGGCCGCCAGCTTCGGGTTGCCCTTGACCAGGTCCTCGAGGGTCGGCTCGGGTACCACCGCCGCCGTGGGAGATTCCTCGGATGCGGAGGGAGGTTCCTCCGCGTCCTCGGTATCCGTGTCCTCGTCCTCGTCGTCGGGAGCGTTGAGCGCGAGGTCGTCCTCGAACTCAGCCTGCTCCAGCGCGTCCGAAGGCGTGACGACCTCTTCGGCTTCGGGGGCCGCTGCTGACTCTTCGGTGGGTTGCAGCTCTTCGGGCTCGTCGGGCATGCATCTGTTCCCGAGGCAACGAAAAAGCGCCTTCCCCATCCCCGGCCGGGATAGAAGAAGGCGCTTCGCCGCTTGCCGTTGAAATTGTTGGTGTTAGTTTACACCTATACTCTCACGTTCCGTTTGAGACGGGACAGCTCCCGGCGGCCGACGTCGAAGAGGACGTAGTTCCCATCACGGAGGCGGCGCACTTCCACGACACACAGCATCCCGCTCTGGCTCCGCAGGTGGGTAATGATGTCGTCCACCATCATGCGCTCGGTGGCGGTCAGGTGCTCGCCCCAGACCCGTGGCTCGGCCGTCCTCACTCGCCGCCCCCGCCCAGCCGCTCGCGGCGCGTCCGCTGAAACTCCCGTCGCTCGCGGCTTCCCTCGCCGCGCTCCTCCCGCCGGGTATTCGCCCACTCGCCGTACGGGTCGGTTTCCTCATACTGGTCCCGCATGCGCTCCTGCGCCGGGGTCAGGGGCTCGCCCTTCCGCCACCGCTCGTAGTTCCGCGTGATCTGCTGCTCCAGCTCGACCGACTCCACCGCCTTACCGGTCTGGACATTCATCCAGCGCCAGGGCTGGCCGGGCTCACGGCGCATGGGCAATTCCAGCCGCGCTTTCTCCCCTTCCCGTTGCGTCTCCCGCATCTTGTTGATACGGTCGATGCGGGCAGCCGGCCCCAGCCGCTCCCACTCCGGGGTGCCGAGCTGACTGGCCAGCCAGACCCGGAACAGCTCACCAGACTCCTGCTGGAAGGCGCGGAACGCCTCGCGCGGGATCCGATTCGGCTCGACCCCTTGCGGCAGCCGGTCCTCCGGGAAGCCGGGCTGCGGGCCCCGCACCCGATTGGCATCGGCCCACTGCTGCAGCTTCGCCAGCTCGATCTCGGCCGGGTCCGTCGTCTCGGCCGAGGGACGGGTGATGTCCAATGCCCGCAGCCCACGCTGTCCCTCCGGACGCTGGACTTCCTGGCCAACCGCATTCAGCTTGGCCGGGACCCGACCCGTCAAGCCCGGGATACTGGCGAGCACCCCCTCGACGGGACCTTCCGGGTCACGGATCACCTGGTCGCTGGCACGCGCCAGGAAGCGCAGGAACGCACTGGCCGGGAGCAGCATGGAGGGCGGCGTGCGCTCGGCATAGTCCTGGAATGCCTTCGGCCACTGGTCGGCGGGGCGCTCGAGGATGTTGAGCACGTCGGCCAGGCCCTGCGTAAATGGTTGATCGAGCACGCTGCGCGCCAACCCGAGCACCCAGATCCCCAGCAGCTCCTGCGCCTCCTGGGTCTGGCCCTTCTGCGCCAGATCGGCAGCAGTCGCGGCCCCCGCCAGGAGGGCGGAGAAGGGCTGCGCCCACTGATAACTGTGCCACTCGTCCCCGACCTTGATGCTGTAGGGCTGCTTCCCCTGCCGATAGAAGGCGTCCCGCTCCGCATCGTTGCGTGGCGGCGCCCCGGTAATCAGCCCCTGCTCTGCCATGCCCTTGACCCCGAGCAGGATGCCCGTACCGATCGAGAGCCGTCCCATATAGTCGGCGAACTCGCCCTGGGTCATCGTGCCGCGCGCCATGTCGATGATCTTCGCTGGCAGCGTGGCCAGGGCCAGCGGGCTCCGCTCGGCCATGTATTTGGTCAGGTTCCACGGCGTCTGATGGAACGGCACGAGCACGCGCAGCCCGGGGCTCTGCTCCTTGAGCCGGGAGAAGCCCTCGACAAAGGTGCCCCCCTGCTGAAAGGTGTGATACTTCCCGGCCTCCATGGCACGGGCAATCATCTCCTCGGTCGGATTCGCCCGCAGGTCCGCGATGCGCTCGGCCAGCGCCTCCCCCGTCTTGCCTTCCATCTTTGCGATGCGGTACGCCTCGCCGTACAGCTCGGACATGCGCCCCATGGTGCTGTAGAACGCATCATTGGCGCGCAGCAGCCGACTGTGGATGTTGGGGACCAGGCCACGCACGTCATCCGGGATCTCTACGGGTCCCACCCGACCGGGCAGCCGCACCGGCTCCCGCAGCACCGCCCCCATGTCCTGACGCCCGACGATCTCCCCTTCGGTGAAGCCCTGCTTCAAGATGTGCAGCGCCTGCTTCGACGCATCCGGCAGCGCAGTCAGAGCGCCAATCAGCCGCTCCGGCACCTCACGCGCATAGCGCTCCTGCGGTGTACGCGTCACCACCGCTAGGGCCTTGCTGTACGGCGCCGCCGCCGCTGGCTCCACGATGCTCCCGGCCAGCGCCAGCCCCGAGGAGGCGAAGTCCCGGATCCGACCGACCGGAGAGGTCAGCAGATTGAAGTACAGATACCAGTTGAAGTAGTCCTTCGGGGTTGGACTGAAGAGCGCGCGGGCGGCGCCGGCCACGGCGTGGGGATCCTCCAGGTCGATGTCACGGAGCAGGCGGGCCAGGTCGTCGGTCTTGCCGGCTTTGCCCGCCATGCGGGTCAGCTCGTCCAGACGGCGAACGACCACACCGGCCGGGTCCTCCCCCACCACGGGCTGGCGGAACTGGCGGAGCGCGCGGCCCGCTTCCGCCGTCACACCGGAGACCACCTCCTGGAGTCCGCGGAAGCGCAGCAGCTCCTCGCCGAGGCGGAGCATATCGCCGCTCGCGGCGGCCGGGTCGGCGGTCCGGAAGGCCTGCTGCGCCTCCTGCACGGCCCGCGCCTGGGTGCCGAGGGCTTCCCGCAGGGCCAGCGCGGTCTCGGCGTTGACCGCATCGCCCGGCTTCCAGCGATCGGCAACACGCTGCGCGTCGATGCCGGAGTAGCGAGAAAGATCACGAACCACGTCGTCGGGAATCACGCCCCGGCGGGCTTCCTCGAAGAGCTGCGGGTTGGCGTCGTACTCACGGAGAATCTGCTGCTGGATCTCCTCGGGGTACTTGCGGAGCAGGATGTTGCCGGCAAACTCGGGGACGTCCTCGGTCGGCATGGGGCCGAGACCGGCGCGGAACGGACGATTGGCCCCACCGAGGGTGTCGGCCAGGTCCTCGAACTGGCGCCCGGCCCGGCCAAGGGCGCGAGCGGCGCCGTAGCCACCGGCGGCCCCGAGCGCGGCCCGGGCCAGCCGCTCCTGCAGGGTGGTGTTCTCGTCGGTGCCGAGCTGGGAGGCCCCGGCCCCGGCGGCGGCGCTGCCGAGTTCAGCGGCGAAGCGCGGGTCGGCGCGGCCGTAGAGCGCATGGCCCCGGGTGAGGGAGGACTCGCGCATCCGGGGGGTGATGTCCATGCTGTGGACGGCCTGGGTCACCTCCTGCCCGGTGAGCGGGTCGATGGCGGGCGCCAACCGGGTCTCGCCGGGCGTCGCGCCGAAGGCTTTGCCGATGCGGCGCGCGGTGTTGGTCAGGATGTTGTCGTAGAAGGAACGCATCCCGGTCTGGGCACGCCATGCGCTCTCCTCGAGGTCGGGGATACCAGCCGGACCCGCACCCATGATCTCGTCCTCGACACCGGCGTAGTAGCGCTGGTACTGCTGGTCGCCGGTGGTCCAGGCAATGCGGTCGTAGCCGTTTTCCGACGCCCAGCGCACCATGCGGTTCATGGCGAGGTCCGGCCACGACTTCGAGAAGGGGGCGGCGGGCACAGCACCGGTGGGACGAAACTGCGCCGGCGTACGCTGGGACGGATCGAGCGGATCGAAGTAGCCGCTCTGGCGGCCGGCCTGGTGCCAGTCGCTCTGGATCTCCTCGATCATGAGCACCTTCGCACCGTCCTGCGCGGTGTGGTCCGAGAAGCGGACGTGGGCGAGGATGTTCTCCTGCGGGTAGTGCGGCGAGGTGTAGACGTCCGGGCCGACGTCTGGCGTGCGCAGCAGCAGCTCGCGGTAGTTCTGACCACCGGGGAGGCGGTAACTCTGGTACTCGTATGAGGGTTGGAAGTTGTAGGCAGTCTGTTGGGCCGCATCCTGTGCGGCCTCCAGGGAGGGATACAGATCCCGGGTACCACCGGGCGAACGAACCACGTACCCGGAGGGGACCTGATCTATGTCGAACCGCTGCCCACCAGGGAGCTCGGCACTCCACGCGGCGTTGCCGCCATACTGCCCTCGGCCACCACGCCAGTCGAGCATGGCTGAACCACGCGGGTCCACCTCCTCAACGGTGACGGCGTTGTTGCGCAGGTACTCCAGCACGTCGTCCTTCTGCAGCGGCGCGCCCGTCTCCCGAGCCCGGTCGAGCAGGACGTCCATGCCGCTCCAGCGGCGCTCGTCCTCTTTGACCGGGCTATTGCGCAGCAGGCCCTCGATCTGGTCAGGGGTGGCGCGCTCGGGCATGCGCTGCTGCAGGGTCTCCTCGAGCCGCGAGAAGTAGACCGGGACGGTGGGCTCGGCGGGTTGCGCGTGCGGGAAGCGCTCGGCGCGCTCGGGTAAACCCGGTGGGAGCAGGCCCGCAATGTCGGGCTGCGTGAGCTGACGAGGGGCCGGCGGGATATCGGGGACGCGAGGAGTCGGGGCCATCTGCGCCGCACGACCCAGCGCCCCCAGGCCACGCACGCCAGCGACGGCCCCTTCCCCAGCCAGACCCACCGCATTGGTCGGGTCAATTCCGAGGCCGATCACGTTTCGGGTCACACCGGCCGCAGCACTCGGTGCTACCCCGTAGGCCAGCGCCGCGCTGGCGAGACCCGTCGCCAGCTCGCTGGCCCCGAAGGCGGGGTGGCGCTCCGCGGCCCGGAACCCGGTGTCCTCGCCACGAGACCCGGCGGCAGCGGCGTTGTAGGCATCGGCGGCCGCCAGGGTCCGCGGATCCTCATAGCCATAGTCCGTGATCGCCTGCTGGAGCGCGTTCCACTCGGCCTGTGTTTCGGAGGCGATGACGTCCTCGGCCATGCCCGCTCGCGCCGCACCCGTCAGGGGGCCAGCCGCCGCGCCGACGATCTCCCGCAGGTTGGTCTGGCCACCGGGGACGGGAACTTCCACACTCCCCAGATTCCAGGCCGCCTCGCCCACGGCATTTGCCGCACCGCCGAGCGTCTGGCCGGCCTGATCCCAGAAGGTTTGCGGCTCGGCCGGCCCCTGCAATTCACTGACGGCGTCCTCGGCCCACTGCCGGTACAGCGCTTCCTCGTTCTCCGGTACCTGCGGAGCCGGCGTCTCCCGGGTCGGCAGGTTCAGTCCCTGGAGAGCCTCCCGGGTGGCGGGGCCGGTGATGACCTCCCGATTCTCACTCGTGTTCCCCTCGAGGGTGGCGACGCTCGGGACGGGCGACGCCGGGTTGTCCAGGTAGAGCACGCCGTTGATGCCGCTCCCGGCCAGACGACGGCTCGCCTCGTTCATCTGGCCTATCGTCATCCAGTCACTGCCCCCGTACCGGGAGACGACCGTGCCACTGGTTCCGACGTGGTAGCGGCCATCCCGATAGGCGTCGGCCACGAAGTAGTGGCCCGCCGAGGAGATGGTGACCGGGTTGCCGCCCTGGATGTCCCGAATGATGGGGGCCTCGTCGGGCCGCTCGCCGGTGACGACGACGCGGTTCGGGATGCCCATGCGGTCGAGCAGCCGACCCTGGTTGGCGATGCCGTTCATGCCGCCACCGGGGGTCCAGTTCACCTGTTTCGCCAGGTCGAGGGCCTCCCGCAGGGTGGGGTTCCGCCCCATGGCGCGGGCAAAGGCGACCGCTGCCGCCGGACCGCACGCGGCCGCACTTTCGGATGCACTCAGCGTGCGGTCGGCGTACTGGTTGGGCACGAGGTCCGGGTTGCCGACGGTGCCGGGGGCGTTGACCGCCGGGATGGTGCCGCGCTCCTGGATCTCCTGCTGCGGCGCCGGCTCCGGGAAGACGAAGTCCTCGGGGACCTGTGGGCCAAGGGTCTCGGGCCATTGCTCGGGTGGCGGCGGGGCGGGTGGGCCGAGGATCTCCAACCCCTGCTGGGGCTGCGCCACCGGCTCGAAGTCCTCGGGCATGGGGGGGCCAATGAATGGCTCGGGCTCCGGCTCGGCGATGCCCTGGGCGCCGAAGTTGATGTCGGTCCCCCAGTCGCTGCCACCGGCCTGCGCCATGACCGGGTAGCGCATGCCGCCAAACGTGACGTAGTCGCCCTCGTCATTCTGGGCGACGACGGGTGGCGGCGCCTCTGCGCGGGGCGGTGGCTCCGGGGTGCGGCCCTGAAGGATGCGGTCCAGGTAGGTCCGGGTCTCCTGGAAGGGACGGCCCGAGCGGAGGGCGTCTACTGCACGGGGGCCACCGTTGTAGGCCGTGAGCGCCAGGCGGTAGTCGCCACCGTACTGGGTGAGCAGGTCCCGCATGTGGAAGGCAGCAGCGTCGAGGCCGTGCTGCGGGTCGGTCATGATGCGGTTGGCGTCGGTCTGATAGCCGGCCCGGTTCATCTGATTGGCTACGGCAGAAGCGGTGGATGGGATGAACTGGCCGATACCCGTGGCGCCAGCCGAGCTGCGGCGCTGGCCGGTGATGACGTCCTGGGACCAGCCCGATTCCTGGCCGATCTGGCGCAGAAAGACGTCGGGCTCGAGCCCGTGGCGGGTCGCCGTCTGCCAGGCATAGTCCTGCAGTGGGTTCAGGGCTGGCCGTGATGGAGGGATCGGCGCCGGCTCGGGTTCGGGCTGCCACTGCTGGACGGGCTCAGGTTTGGGCTGGTCGCGGTACTGCTCCCAGGCCTGCTGCTGCTCGCGCCAGTCATACGGCATGGTCTGGGTGGGCTGCGTGAGGGTGCCGCCGCTCCTGGCGTCGTAGATGCTGGGCGTGGGGGCCTGGTTCTGCCAGGAGGTCCAGCCGATGTTCTCGTACGGGGGCGGCGGCTCGGGCTGCCAGAGCTCGGGGGGCGGCGGTTCGTACGCGGCGGCGGCCTGGGCGGCGATCTCGGCCCGTTCGGCTTCGATCTCGTCCAGCCAGCGCTCGTATTCGCGCTGTTCGGCCTCGGCGGCGGCTTGGCGTTCCGCTTCCTCCTGCTGACGGCGTTCCTCTTCCTGCTTTTCCCATTCCTCGAACGAGCTATCGAACTCGTCAGCAGTCCACTCGGAATACAGGTCTTCTGGCACCAGGACCATAGGCTAGTTCGCCTTCTTCTGCTGGCGCCGGGCGCGCTGCTGCTCCCGATACCGCTGCTCTACGACCAGCTCGGCCAGACCGATGGAGTTCTGCGGCGTCATGACGATCTCGATACAGGGGGCGTCGGGGTCGATTGGGGCGTCCCGCAGCGCCCGGTACGCCCGCAGGAACTGCCGGTCGGTGAGCTTCCCCCAGCCCAGCGCAGTCATGACTTCTTCTTCGGCTTGACCTTCTTCGGGAGGTCACGGGTCGGGTAGCCGGAGACGAACTCCTTGGCCTCCTTCTTGGAGAGACCCGGCGCCTTCGCCTTGCCCGCTGCGACCGACCGAAAGAACTTCGCCTGTTGTTGTGACTTCGGCGGCACGTTACTTCTCCTTCGGCGGGGGCTTCGGCATTTTCGTCGGCATGACGTGGACCGCCGATTCATCTCGTGGGACCCCGCGCGTGGTCCGCATCGGCGTGGTTCTCGGCTCGGCTGGTGTCGCCATGACCACCTCCTCAACCAGGAATGCTCCATATTGCTCCGGCATACCCGTCTCCGGAATCGGGTCCAACCCGACAAGCATCCGCGTCATGGGAGAAAGCGTATCGAGCGCGTCGTCGGCAACCTCGATGAGCTCCTCCCACCCAGGGCCAAGGGCAACGCAGATTTTCATGGGGCTTCTTCCTGAGCCGCATAGCAATTGTCAAACCTAGCAAATTTCATATAGGATGGGTGACGCGTAGTTTGCCTGCGTTGTCGATATGAAGTGGGGAGCATCAGTGGATCAGATAGTTGGTAGAGCGTCGGTCCACGTTCTACCATTTTCCACCATCCACATCTCTGTGATCCTGCCAGCAGTCCCGTCTCCTACACTAAAGGCTGACCGAAGAAACGAGACACTTCGGCTGATCGAAAACAGCACAGCTCAGACCCGTATCGTTTCGGCGCCACCGCCGACTCTCGCTTTTTAGCCCTGATTCCAGTCTGAGTCTGGAAGAAGAACGCTCTTTCTTTTTGGGCGTGGTCTTCCCCTTGACGGGCCGCGAGCTCAGCTTCCTGAGGGGGATGGGAAGCCCCTTCTTCACGGGCTCCTTCTGGTCGAAGGGGAACCGCTTCGGCATGGGGGCCTCCTACTTCTTGCGCGGGGTGACCTTCACCTTGACCAGGGCGGGCTTCACCGTGGTCAGCGGCTTGCCGGTGGCTTTGGCCGTGCGAGCGGCGGCCACGCGACCCGCCGGGGTATAGGGAAAGTGAGCTTTCTTGCTGCCGGTTCCAACAGTAGGCATGGGTTCCTCCTTCGCGTTGTAATCAGTACCAGCTGGGGCCGGGGAACACCGTGTTGCCGTTATTGACGGCGCCCGAGATTTGATACGGATTCTGCGGGTTCGCGTTGAAGCGATCGTAGAGCTGCTGCTGGGTGGGGACGGGCTGGCCGGGGATGCCCGAGCCGAAGGCGCCGTAGAAGTCGGTCATGCTGGTGGCGACGGGACTGCGGCCCGCGCCAAATGCTTCCGGGCCGCCCCCCCACAAATGGCCCGCGATGGGGGAGACCGGTGGGGCTGGCGGGACCATGGCGGCATTCCGGGCGCCGGCCTCGGCGGCGCGGTCGATGGCGACCCACTGCCCGGTCTGGGCGTTCCACCAGTGGTTGCCGGGCGCGCCGGGTTCCGGCGTGGTCGGGGTGGGCGAGGGGGCGGCGGCCACGGCTGGTGGCGGCGGGGGTGCGGGGGCCGCGACGGGCGCGGGTTGGGGCACCCCGACCCCGACGTTGTCATTCCCGTACGGGGTGCCTCGAAATGGCACCGCGCCCGTCTCGGGGCGGTAGCGCGTGTCCACCGGACGGGTGCCGACGGCTGGGCCATACCCGGGCTGCGGTGCGGGCTGCTGGCGCTGCTGCTCCATCTGGTGCTGGCGCATGGCATCTCGGCCACCACGGCGAGACACCACTTCATCGAAGAGTCGTTGTGCTCCAGCGCGGTCGCCGTTGCCGATCAGCACATTGATCCGATCCTGCGCGTCATCCCGCCCGGTCTGCGGGTTCATACCGAAGTTAGGATCGATGACGGGCTGATTGGCGGGGCCACCCTGCGGCTGTGGCGCACGGGCCTGCAACCGCTGCTGGAGGCTGCCCAGCAGGGACCGTGGCATGGGGCCGAAGCCCGGCACGTCCACCATGTCGGCAGCGGTGACGCCACCAGCAGCAGCGGGCCGTTGGAAGGCCGCGTTCGGGTTGGCGTTCGCATAGGCGGGGCCGGCCGGCTGGCCATAGGTGAAGGACGGCTCGATGCGTGCGGTTGCCGTCGCCGGGTTGAGCTGCTGACGGAGTTGGGCCTGCTGCGCCTGGACCGGTGGCATGGGGGGCCGGGCCATGGCAGTGGGTGCCCGCTGGAAGGACGCGTTGGGGTTAGCACTCGCATACGCCTGCTGGGCTGGCGCCCGAGGTGGGGCGGGTGGCGGCATGGGCGGACGGCGGCCGTAGGTGCGGCCGGACGCGGTGGACACCTGCCCGCTGGCATTGGCCACATCGGCGAAGCGCGTTGGTGGCATCAGTTACCCTCCATGGATACGGCTTCTTCCTTTAGAAGAACCCTACTCACCGACCTATCCCTGCATATCCGCCAGAATAAGCCCCCTGGGCTTTTGACAGTCGGTTTCGCTCGATCAAATCGAGAATATCCGGCACGTAGTACCCTTGTCGGGTCCACTCACCAATGGCGAGTTCTCGTTCCGAAGGGGACAAGTCGGTCGCCCACGTTCGGTACGAGACCTGTTGGGGCGAAGGGAGCCGGGCCATGAGGGCGGTCATGGCCGGGTTGGTGGTGGCCGGCGGCGGCGTGCTGGTGGGTGCGGTGAAGCCGCCCCAGGTGAACGGTGGCGTCGGCGTGAACCCGGCCCCCGGGCTCCCGGGCGTCGGCTGGGGAGCCACGGCCGGGAGGCCGGCCATGGTGCGGGCCTGGGCCAGCGACAGCTGCCCGTAGCCGGGGACGTTGACCAGGTTCGGATTGGCGGTGGGTGTCCAGGTGGCCTGAGCCGGGAAGCCGGCGGTGTAGATGGTGGCGTTCGGCGGGCTGGTCGGCTGGGCGTGCTGCGGCTCGCGCGGCACCGGCTGCGGCGCCATGGGGTTCTGGGCCTGCTGGTTCGGCGCCTGCTGCTGCTGCTGCGGGGTGAGCGGCTGTTGTGGATTGGTCAGACTGTTCAGGTTGGCGGGGGCGGCCGGTGGCGGCGCCTGCTGCACCTGGGGCTGCTGGTTGGACGTGGGGGCGGAGAAGGCCGCGTCCTGCTCCTGCTGGGCGAAGAGCCGGGCCATGTGCTGGTTGTACTCGTCGCCGAAGCCGTAGTCGATGGGCGCGGCCGGGTTATTCGGGTTCTGGGCGGCTGGCACGATGGCCTCGCCCTGATGGACGATAGCGGGGCCGGTCTGCGGAACGTAATTGGTGCCAGTCGCGTATTCAGGCCAGCCGGTGCCCTGCGGCCAGGTACCGTAGCCCGGATTCGCCGTGGGGGAGCCGAAGTCGGCGTGCTGGCCGGTGACGGCGGGACTGTTCTCCCACGACAGCGGCTGGGCGGCACTCTGCGTCGGCTGGGCATAGTTCGGATTGGTCCACTGCGGGATCGTAGGCTCCCCACGCAGATAGTCGAGCTGGGCCTGGGTGTGGCCGGTGCCCGGGCCGGTGTTGCGCTGGATGCCGGTGGTGGCGTTGGCCGAGGTCGGGGCCCCCGCCAGCGCGGCTTTGGCCGCGTCGACCGAGCTGCGCACCTTGGTCTGGATGTACTGCGTGGCGGGGGCGCCGCCGGCCTCGCCGGGGCGGATGTGGGCCCCCGCCACGTCGGCGTTGGCCCCGGTGCGGTAGACGCCGGGCGAGTCGGGCTGCCAGCTCGAGACGGCCGGCATGCCGTAGCCGCCGCTGTAGTACATGCTGTTCGGCTCGTAGCCCGGCATCCAGTTCGGGTTGCCGGTGGTGTTGCCGGGCTGGATGCCCCCGCCGTAGGGGGTATACGGGGTGTAGGGCTGCTGCCCGGTCGGCGGGGCTCCGGTGGGGGGCGGGGTCGTGCCGGTGGGCGGCGGTGGCGTGGTGACGGCGGGCTGCTGTTGCTGCGCCTGCTGCATCATCGCCATGACGTACTGCATCGCGTTCTGACCCTGCGGGCTCTGCTGCGCCTGCGGCGTCGGGAAGGACTGCAGGTAGGCCTGGTACATCTGCGCCACGATCGACGGGCCGCCGCTCTGGTAGGGGGCCGCGCCGATCTGGGGCACCGCCGGGATGGGGATGCCCATGAAATTGCCCGTCATGGCCGGCATCCCGGGGAGCCCGCTCAAGGTCGGCGCCTGGAAACTGCCACCGAACCCGCCGAAGCTCATGGCTTGCGACTGCTGCCCAGATGCGGGTGCAGCAGCAGGTGCGGGAGTCTGAGACGGACGGACCGAGCCGTCCGGCATCGTGACTGAGCCGTCGGCCTGAATGACCGGCTCCCCCCTGGCTGCTGCCGAGCCCTCCTGCACCCATTGGCCCTGCATATTCTGGACCTGATACTGCGGGGTATCGGAGATGAGCTGATCGTTCGGGTTCTGCGGCCCGGCCCAGTGCGGCACGGCGTAGGTGGAGCCGTCCGCTGCCCGGTAGTTCTTCTGCGTCGGCAGCATCCACTCGGTTCCAACCGGGTTGCCCAGCGCGTCGACATCACGAAAGTCCTGGTGGATCACGCCAGCCGCATCCATGTAGGAGCCGCCGGACTGCTTGATCGGCACCAGGTAGCGCTGCCCCTCCCGCTCATACATGCGGAGCCGCCGCCCGTCGGGGGCCATCACGTCCGTCGCCCCCTGCACCGGGAAGCCGCCGGCGGGGTCGTTCGCAATAAACATCCCCGCCGCCGCCATCTCCGGGATCTTGGCGATCTCCGCCTGAATGCGGGCTTTCTCGGTGGTGATCGCCTGATCCATCTGTTCCTGGGTCATATGGCCCCGTGCCACCATGCTCTGCCAGCGGGCCATGTTCTCACCCAGCTGATCCTCGGCAAACTGGGCTGGGCGATTCGGGTCGCCGTAGACCTGGAGACCCAGCGCAGCGAAGTCGAGACGCCCATCCGCCCCGTACGGACCGGGCTGCTGTGGGGGTGGGGGGCCGCCGGGCTGACCACCAGGCGCGGGGACGCCCTGCCCGACGTTGTCATTCCCGTACGGCGCCGCCGGCGGAACCTGGCCGGCGGCGGTCGTCCCACCACTCTGACCGGTGATCTGCTGGTAGATGGTGTTCCAGTCCAGGGCGCCGCCCTGCTGGGGGATATTCATGCCGCTCCAGGGGTTGCCGGCCGGGGACTGGAAGCCGCCGGCGGTCATCTGCTGCCAGGGGGTGTTGTTGAAGTTGAACCCCTGGAAGTTCTGGAAGCCGTTGTCGGCAAGAAAACTGTCGAGGGTGAGGGGTTCGGAGGGGCCGCCGACCTCGCCGGCGAGCTGGCCGGCACCGGGGGCGAGGGCCGCGAAGGGATTCTGGCCGCCCGCGCCCATCATGCGGCGCATCTCGACGGCTTTGGCCCAGTCGCGGGGGCCGGTGAGGGTCGACGCGATACGCTGCTGCTCGACCTGGGCGTTGAGCTGGGCGATGTCCCGTCGCGTTTGCTGGTCGCTGATGCCGAGCATGCGGTCGTTGGCCAACTTTTCTCGGGAGACGTTGATGCCCTCGATGCCGAGCAGGGTCTGCAGGGCCAGGTCCTGGGTGGCGATTTTGTCCTTGAGGCCGAGCTCTTCGCGGGCGATCATGTTCTGCTCGAGGCCGAGCGCCATGGCGTCGCGGGTCTTCTGCCAGCCCAATTCCAGGTTCCCTTCGCCCAGCTGCAATTCCACTTCGACGGCGCGCAGCGCCGCCTGGGCGCGGGCGGCGTCGGCGGCGGCCTGCTGGGAGAGGGCGGCGGCCTGGCCGGAGGCGACCTGCTGGTCGAGGGCGAGCTTGGCGCGCTGGATCTCGGCGGACAGGTTGGCCTGGTACAGGTCGATGCCGAGCCGGGCCATCTCGGCCTGGATCTGCGCCTGGCTCTTGAGGACGTCGTTCTGGCCGAGGTACATGCGCAGATCGTGGTCCTCCTCGGCGAGGGCCATCTGCGCCCAGCCGCGAGCGTCGTCGCCCATGCCAAGCTGGCGCGAGAGGTCGATGCGCTGCTGGTCGAGATACTGCTGGGTATCAATCTGGTTGGCGTTGAGGCCGAGCTGGGCCCACTGGTAGGGGGTGCCCTGCGACTGCATGGCGAATTGGGCCAGGTCCAACCCGTAGTTCTGCTGAAATTGGCCGCCCTGTTGACCGAGCTGGGCATAGTTGAACCCGAGATTGCCAGCCGCGATGTTGGCCTGGTTATTGAGGGTCGCCATGAACTGTTGCTGGTCCTGGTAGAGCTGCTGCTGGGACAGGCCAAGCTGGGCTTGCTGGTAGGCGGTCATGGCGGTGGACGGGTCGTAGGCGCCACCGGTGGCAGCGGAGTAGGCAGACTGGGAGGTGGACATGGAGGAGGACGGGTTACGCGCCGCAGCCCCGCCGTTTGCGCCCCGGGCGTTGAGGGCGGCCTGGGCGGCGGCGAGCTGCTGTTCCCGCCGGTCGATGGCATCGGCTGGACCGGTCGGCACGTCGACCTTCGGGCCATACGGATCGAAGGACGCGTTCGGGTCGTAGGCGCCGGTGTCCCAGGAGGAGCCGCCGGGCGAGGACGCGCCGCCGTAGGTCGGGTAGTAGTTGCCATCCTCGTCATACGGCATAGAAGTCACCTCCGCCGTAGTCGTTCAGGTTGTATGGGTCGGCGTAGGGATCTTCCTCTTCTTCGTCCCAGGGCGATGCCAGGTCGTAGGTCAGGCCGAAGGGGCCGAAGGCGTAGTCGATCTCCTCGCGGAGCACGCGCTCCGGGTCAAGGGCCACGTCGTCGCGGGCGGCGAGGCCGGCGATGACGTTGATGGCGAGCGGCACGAATTCGTCGGGGGCGGCGTCCAGCACCGGCTGGTAGTGGCGCATGTCGGCCTCGAGGTCGTAGTCGGCCATGGGGTTCGGGTTGGGGTCCAGCATGGGGCCGAGTTCGGGCTCGGGGAGCGGGGTGAGGTCCGGGGTGACCTGGTCCTCATAGAGGTCGGCGTAGGGGTCGGGCTCCTGCATGAAGTCCTTGAGCCCCTGCCAGGACGGGTCGGAGAGCGGCGGTTGGCCGCCGGAGGTCGGTGCGGAGAAGCTGCCGGGGGTGGCGCCGGTGATGGCGGCGCGGGGGTCGAGGGGGGTGAAGCCCTCCTGGCCGGGCAGGTGCGAGGTGTCCGGCTGGGGGAAGAGCTCGCCGCGCAGGGCGGCGGCGAGGTTGGTCTGGTTCTCGGTCTGCTGGTCGCGGAGGGTGGTGGGCAAGGGCGCCGGTGGGGCGGGGCGCTCGGGCTCGCGGAGGGGACGCCAGTTGGGCTCCGGCATGGGGCCGAAGAGGCCCATGGTCTGCTCGTAGAACTCCTTCAGTTTGGCGGGGTCGGCGTTTGGGTGCTGCATCATGGCGCGGAGGCCGGGCAGCTCGTGGCGGTAGGCCTGCGACTGGGCGGCCCGCTGGAAGGCCTGGAACCAGCCCTCGGGGAGGCTGTAGACCTTCTGCAAATCTTTGGTGTAGTCCTCGTAGAGCTTGGCGGCGACCTGCATGGCGCGGTCCTCGCGTTTGGTGCCGCGCTCCATCTGAGCGGTGAACGCCGCCCGGTCCTGGGCGCCCTGCTCGCTGTTGTAGGCGGAGATGGCGGTCCGGAAGGAGGCGAGGTCCTCCTGGGCGAGGCCGGCGTGTTCGACGAACTGCTCCAGCCAGACCTGTTCGTTCTTGTTGCTGTCGGCGACGAGCTGTTTGGCGACCTCGGCGGTCTTCTCGGCGTGGGTATTCCGCAGCGTGGTGATCTGGTCCATGATCTTGACGCCCTGCTCGAGGGTGGTGTCGGCCGACTTGGCCTTGATCTCGAGGAGGCGGGCGTCGGCGACGGTGCGGGCGCGGTCGGCGTTGATCTGGGCGATCGCCTGGTTGGCCGTGGCCCGTCGCTCTTCGCGGACGAGGCCGATATTGGCCACGTCGCGCTGGGTCTGGCCCTGGGCCGCGATGTTGGTGGCGGTCGCGCTCCGGTTGAGGGCGGCCTGCTCGACCCGGGAGCGCTGATCGGGACTGATGGCATCCAGGTTGATGGGGGCGCCGTCGGGGTTGTTGGGGTTGACGTACAGGCCGGAGGGCTGGCCGTCGGGACCGAGGAGCGGCGTGAGCTGCTGGCGGACGGACGTGCCGCCGGTCGTGGTGATGCGCTTATCGATCTTGTCGAGCACGGTGTGATAGGCGTTCAGGTTACCGCGCCGGGTCGCCAGCTCGTCGGCCTGATCGGGATTGAGATTGGGCCGCCCACCCAGACGGGCAATGCGCTCGGTCTCCTGCTGGATGAGGTTCAGAATATTGATGCGGTGCCGCTCGGCCAGCTCGCGGTTCATGGCCTGGTACTGGTCGTCGGTAGGCGCGGTCACCCCGGCCGGGTTGCGCAGGTATTCGTCCAGGTTAAAGGGGGCGATGTTGTTCCGCTCGACGTCGGTGGGGTCGACACCCAGTTGCGAATAGGGGGCGCGAAAGGCCATGGGCTACATCCCTCCGGGCGGGAGTGGCGGGGCGGGCATGGGCGGCGGTGGCCCCGGGGGCACCGGCTGCGGTGGGGCAATCTGGGGCATCGGCATGGGGGGTGGGGCGGCCATCCCCGGGACCATGGCCTGGGGCGGCATCGGCATGGGCATGGCGGGTGGGACCGGTGGCAGCGGCCCGGCGGTCGGCGCGGAGGTCGGGGCCAGGAACCCCCCCGGCCGGGGGGCTTCTTCTAAAGGAAGGAGGGGGGGTGCTGGGACGGGAGGGATGGCGATGTCCGGGTTGCGGTAGAGGCGTTCGGCCTGGTGGATCTGCTCGGCGAGGGTCATGGCCTCCTCGTAGGGGATGCCGCCCTCCAGCATGGTCATGAAGTCGTCCTTGACCACGGGGGAGAGGGTGGTGAGGTGGTCGAGGGCCAGGCGCAGGAAGTCGTCGGGCATCATGGCGTCCTTCAGCTTCTGGAGCTGGTCGGGCTTGGTGACCCAGACGTCCTGCAGGAAGCGGGGCAGCTCGGCCTCCGGGATCAGGGCGGCGCCGACGGAGAGGTCGCCGCCCTGGAGGTGGCGGGCCATGCGCTCGGTGTCGCGGTCGAGCTCGGCCTCCATGCGGGCGGCCATTCTTTCTATGAGTGGCTGGTGGTCCCGCTCAGGCATTGAACCCTCCTGAACGGCTATGCATGGTAAAATAGGTAACCCGGCAGGTGCTGCTAACACCCCCGGGCACGGCACCCAACCTTGTATGGAGGTCGAGATGCACCCCAATCGTATCACGCGGATCTGTGAACACTGCGGATCTGAGTTCCACATCCAGGCCAACGTCCTCAAACGCCCTGGACGAGGAACGTTCTGCGGACGAAATTGCTACGCCCTCTCCAAGCAGTTCGACCCCCGTAGGGATTTCTGGCCCAGGGTTGATAGAAGCGGAGACTGCTGGCTCTGGCCGGGACGCCGCGACGCCAGCGGGTACGCTCGGGTTGAGGTCAAGGGCGAAAAAATCTTCGTGCATCGGTATGCCTGGGAACTCCACCATGGCCCCATTCCTGAGGGCCTGTTTGTCTGCCATACCTGTGATTGCCGAATCTGTGTAAATCCCGGACACCTGTGGCTCGGAACCGCCGCAGAGAACACGGCAGACATGGTGGCGAAGGGAAGGGGGACCAGGGGGGTTCAGTTCTACAACGCCAAATTGACGGACGACACGGTACGCGCCATCCGTGCCGAGTATCAGACGGGCAGCATCAGCCACAGAAAGTTGGCGCAGCGGTATGGCGTGTCCGAACCGGCGATCCAACACATGCTGACTGGCAAAACCTGGCGTCATGTCACTGACCCAGATTCATAACGCCGGCCATGGCAGCCTGTTGTGGAACAATGGCGCCCGCCCCGATTCCCGCATTAGGCCCGATGCCAAATCCGTAGGGGTTGCCGTTCTGTGGGATAGCAGCGCCACCACCGGGAGCGGCGGTGAGGGCACCCTGGTCCGGCATGATGGGTGCGCCCGGGGCAGAACCCGGCGGGAGCGCCATGGGTGGTCCGAAGCCGCCGGGCATGCCGCCGTTCCGGGCCTGGGCCGCCATGCCAGCAAGCATCGGATCTTGACCAGGGAGCAAGCCGCTCTGGGCCGCCGCGTCGGCGGCGACTTTGAGGAGGTCGCCGCGCTGGAGGCGGCGGGTGAGGCGGTCGTCGACGGCCTTGGTGTACCAGGGCTCTTTGCGGATGCGGTCCATGGCCTTGCCCTCGCGGACCTCGTCCGGGTTGAAGCCGAGGTGGGCCATGGCCTGGTCCTCGGAGAGGAGGCCGGCGTTGACGAGCTCGATGACCCAGCGGGACTCGACGATCTTGGAGGTGGCGGGCTCGGGGTCGAGGGTCCAGCGGATGCCGACGGCCTGCTGCATATCGTCGGGGCCCATGCCGATCCACTGGGCCTCCGGGGTGGCGACGGCGCCGGGCGCGAGCGACCTTCTGACCCAGATGGTCTCCTTGACCTTGGTCTGGATCAGCTCCATGACGAAGTAGGTTTCCTGCATGAGGCACTGCTCGATGTTGTAGACGAAGGGGTGGAGCTGGAGCTTGGCCTCGGCGAGGTAGGACTGGATGGCGAAGCCGGCGCCGGCCAAGTCGCCGGCGCCGATGGGGCCGAGCTTGGCGGACATGCTGGCGGAGGCCAGCCAGTTACTGACCATGCCGTACATCTCCTGCAGGCCGTCTGGGATACCGGGGTGCTCGACCTGTTTCATGTCGTCCTCGGTGCCCATGGTGACGACGGAGGCGTAGGGGATGTCGTAGGAGGGGGCTTTGGCGGGGTCGCGGTCCTGGCCCTCCATGGACTCGGCGGGGACGGCCTCTTTGCGGGCGATGGGCATGGCGGCCTGCATGACGGCCATGTTGAGCATGGCGGTGGCGAGGAAGGACTGGAAGCGGGTCATGTCGAGCTTGTTACTGGCGACGGAGTAGCCGACCTTGCGGTCGTTCATGTAGTTGTGGAGGATGCCCGGCGCGAAGAAGTAGGGGACGCCGGGGTAGCCGTGCTCGATCTGCTTGACGAGCTTGCTGTGTTTCCCGGCATGCACCATGTACGAACACCAGCGGCTGTCCCAGTGCTCGACGAACTCGATGGTGCTGGGGTACTTCTGGCCCTCCTCCTCGGAGAGGGGGCGGCCGAGGCGTTCGCCGAAGCCGAGGTCGTCGGAGTAGTCGAGGTCGAGCTCGCGCAGCAGCGGGTAGGTCTGGCGGTGAGAAATTTCCATGATTTCCGCCAAATGATCCGCTTCCCACAATGGATAAACCGTTGCGGTATCTATATGGATTCTGGCGAGGGGGACGCCGCGTCGGCGTTTCTCGGCGTCGACCTCCTCGTCGTCGACGTCGGGGTCGAGGCTTTTCTGGAAGACGGGCTCCCAGCGCTCGGCGTCGTAGACCCACTTGACCCAGCCGCCGCCCTCGACGCAGGCGTCGGTGAGGGCCATCTGGGCGTCCTGGCCGGGCACGCGCTGGGAGGCGGCTTTGAAGAGCTCCTCGAGGAAGTGTTCGAGGTCGGTGGTGTACTCCTGGCCGAGGTCGGCGGCCTGGTCGCCGGGCATGGCGGTGCAGGTGGGCCAGCGGAGGGTGAGGGTGGCGACGACGCGGGCAATCTCGTCTCGTACCACGGTCGACTGCATGGTTGTCTCTACGATCCGAAGCCACTCCGGAAGCGATGGCGGATCCTCGAGGTCGCGGTTGCGGCGGAGGTCGTCGAGCTGCCCGTCCTGCTCGGTGTAGGCGGTTTCGAGGTGGGACTTGAGGCGGTCGAGGTACGCGGTGTCGGGGGCCCCGGCGACCTCCTGGGTGCGCAGTGCGACGGCCACAGCCCCACCTCTCGCGAACGGTTCAGGCCTAAACCATGATGGGGTCATGATACAGGGAACCGGGGCGGCGGGGGTTTTCGGGGGGGGGCTGCTTCCTTTTAAATAACCCCTTCTAGCGGGGGACGAAGCGCCAGGGCTGGGGGCGGGGCCTGGCGGAGCGGGCGGCGGCGGCGCCCATTAATAAATAGCGCATCGCGTCGCCGGAATCGTCGCGCCAGCCGTCCTGGTTACTCGCCTCCTTGATATCCATGAAGTCGTGGGGGTCGCGCTGGGCGGTTTCCAGGAAGGCGATGAGGTTGGTGCAGTTGGGGCTGATGGTGAGCTCCGGCGGGACGGCGGTGGTCATGCCGCGGAAGAGGGCTTTCTGGATACGGGACCAGCCCTCGTGGCGTTTGTTACTGGCCTTCTGGAGGAGGAGGCCGCCGGCGCGGTACTCGTCCTCGAAGGAGGGGCCGCTGATGCCCTTCTTGCCGTTCTTCCAGATGGAGGGGTCGGCCCAGGTGGTGCGGCAGGAGGGGTAGCTTTCGGAGAGGGAGAGGATGATTTTGGCCTGCATCTGGGGGGGGATGCCGGGCTCGAAGAGCTCCTGGAAGATGTAGGTGTTGGGGTAGGGCTTGCTGGGGTCGGTAGCGGCCCAGAGACAGCAGGCCGGGGCGGCTTCGCCGTAGTCGAGGCCGCGCCAGACGCGCCAGTCGGGTGGCGGCTCGCGGTGTTCCGGGAGGACGTGGACGTCGCGGCGGAAGCCGGAGAAGAAGGACCCGACGTTCAGGTCCCAGGACCCGGTGGCCATACTTTTTCTGAGCTCCGGGTCGGCGATCGAGAGCTGGGCCGCCTTGGTCTGGGCCCAGTTGACCGAGGGGTTGTCGGCGGTGGCGATGGGGATCCAGCCGATGCGGCGGGGTTCGTCCAGCTCCGGGAACTCCGGGTGCGTGATGCGGACCTCCCAGGTGTCGTCGCCGGTGCGGCCCGCGACGAAGAAGGTCTTGTGCTCCATGTGGCTGATGCCGATGGAGTTGGTGGTCAGCAGGACGATGGGCCAGCGCCTCGGATCGGAGGGGATGACGCGGGACCAGAGGAAGGTGATCTGCGGCCAGAGGAACTCGGTCGACTCCTCGAAGATGACGACGTCCCAGAGATGGGAGCGGTAGCTCTCATGGGAGTCCTCCTCGACGCAGTGGTGGAACCGCGTCTGGGAGCCGTTTTTCCAGAAGAACGTCTTCTCGGTGTCGTTGTAGGTGCCGAGCTCGGGGGGCACCTCGCTGCGGAAGGGGATGATCTGCGTCTTGCGGATGTCGTCGGTGACGCGGCGGAAGATGGCCCCGATGGACCCCGGGAACATGAGCGCCACCCGGCTGGCCAGGATGCGGGCCAGGTGGCTCTTGCCCCCCTGGCTTTCTCCGGCATAGAGCAGGATGTTGACGGGGATACCATCGGGCGGCGGGTCGTCCGGCAGGAGGCCCAGGTAGCGCAGGGCCTGGTACTGCTTCGGGTGCGGCGCGTACGGCCACTTCGGCGTGACCAGGCCTGGTGGGGTGAGGAGCTCCGTCATGGGTGGATTTTAGCCGCAGTACCGTGCGATGTCCGCCTCGATCGGCTGCCGCACCCGGACGTACTCCGGCTCCCGCTCGTCCCAGTAATCCGCGCGGAGCCGCTGCACCAGGTACGTCCGCTGCTGCAACGCCTCCTGACACACCGAGGTCGCCCGGGCCGCGCTGGCCGCCCGCTCCGTGATCAGGAGGATCCCCCCAACAATGACCAGCGCCAGCAGGGTGGCGGCCAGGATCGTCAGGATGCGCGTCACGCTCCTCCCCCGTCCGTTCGCCGCAGCTCCTCATCCGGGGCCTCCGTCACATTCGGAATCTCCTTGCGCCACCCGCCGAACTCCCGGTTCATCAGGTCCAGCTTCTCCCGGATCGCCTGCCGGATGAACCACGCCCGCGACCGCTCCAGTTCCTGCGCCCACGCGTCCAGGCTCTCGACCATCTCCTCCGTCAGCCACAGGTCCACATGCCTCGGGTACCGCACCCCCCGCCGCTCGTTCGTTTCCGCTTGCCGGTCATTCCGCATCCTGCACCCCTCCCCGCTCCTCCGTTCGGTTGTCGCTGCGCGTCACGTACGCCAGCCGGTGGATCGCACAGAGCGCAACGCCCGGCCCCGCATACGGCGCCGGCGGCGGAACCCCGGTCGTCGCCAACCGGTTGCAGCGCTGCTTCGGCATCCCCAACATCCCGGACAGGTGGTACCACTGGCACCGCAGCCCGCTCCGCATCCCCAACCCCTCGTTCTTTTCCATACTGGAATGATACATGAAGCGTGCATGTGCCGTACTGGTGGTTTCTTTTTTCTGCTCTCGCCTGGGTGGGAGTGACTACAGGGTGACACCGGCCCTACGCCCCAGCAAGACATGGACGGCACCCGGTGGCCACCCCCCACCCCCACCGGTGGGACGGATACCGGTACCGTGGGTGCGCCAGACGGCTACGCTCCCTCCCTGGTGGGAGAACCCGATACCCGTAGGTACCGTGCGTAGGTACGCAGTATGACGTCGGCTGTCCCTATGTAGTGGTCACCGTGTTGGTCGGTTGGAGGTGATGGTAAAGATAATCCGCATTATAGGTAGCCCCATGTTGGCTGTCTGCCACGCGTGCCAACTGCCAGAGACGGAACGGGTGCGCATAACAGACGGCCCGCGTGTTATGCGGGTGTTATGCCGGCCAGGGGGAGGGAGGAGACTACAGGGTATAGAGGGGGAAAGCGGACTACCGTACGGGAGAATCTGGGAGGATGGAGCCATCGTCGGGAACGTCGTCTACCGGTGAAGGGGTAGCGGAGCCATTGATGGCCAGACCGATAGCCTGTTGGCGGGCCTCTTTGGCTTGTTGGTGGGTCGCGTTCCACCAGGGGAGGAGGTCGCCGAGGATAAGGGACTGGTTGATAGTGGTGGAGTTATCGGTAAAGGACTCGGACTCTTTAGGTTTGGCGCCGAGGATCCAGGGGGTGAGCCAGTTAAGGGCGTCGAGGTCGCCGGCGAGGGCCTTGGAGACCTGTTGGGAGACGATGGATTCCCAGTGGGGGTCGGCGAGGCGCCGGACGGTATGGCGTTGTTTTTCGAGGTAGAGGACGTCCCGATCGGAAGGGTGGCCAGCGCCGGGGCGTCTACCGCCGGGAGGCATGAGGAACCTCCGCTGAATAAGACCAATCGTGATTGTACCTATCAAGGAAGGGTTTTGGGGAAAAGGTGGGGATAACTGGGGGAGAAGTCCTGCCGCCTGGCGGGAGGACAGAGTCCGGCCAAACGTCGTCTCGGCATGGGTGGTGTGTTCAGCTCCGCCATGCTGACGCGCTTCGTGAACACACCCAGCAACGGTGACCCAGCGGGACGTGGACGGGGTACGAGCATTTTACGGGAGACCCCCTACTGTCGGGAAGACCGGACCTGGCTAGGTTTACTCGCTACGCGTTGGTATACTACTGCGTAGAGCATCTGCTGCTAGGGAGGGGACGTGCTGAGTGAGGCCATGTACTACATCCTGGTGTCTCTGGCCTATGGGCCCCAACACGGGTACGGGATACGGACGCATCTGTTGGGGTTAACGGAAGGCGTGGTGGATCTCCCCACCGGGACCCTGTATCCCGCCATCCGCAGTCTCGTCACGTCCGGGTACGTCGCGGGAGTTGTGGACGGGGAGCAGACCATCTACACGCTGACGGCGACCGGCGAGCAGCAGCTCGGGACGGAGACCACCGGGCGCATCCGGCAGGTTGCCGACGGCGAGCAAGCCATCGCGTTCCTGCTGGGGCGGCGGTCCTGACATGCCGGGGTACGTCTATCAGATCACGAATAAACGGACGGGCGCCCGCTACATCGGCTGCACCATGCAGACCGTTGCCCAGCGGCAGCACGGCCATCTCCGCGACCTCATGAACGGCACCCACCATTGCCAGGCGTTCCAGAAGGCGTGGAACATCGGGCGCCGCGCGGACTTCACCATCAAGACCCTGAGCACCCACGGCGATGTCGGCGCCACCTACCAGGCGGAGCAACAGGCATACGACGAGGCCAAAGCTGCCGGCGCCAAGCTCTATAACTCGGTCCGCCCCCACGGGACCGCATCCCCCCTCCTGGCATGGCTTGCCGACCTCACCAGGGCCCGGCGCGCTGCCCGCCGGGGGCGGCCCCGCGTCATCGTCGTGGGCTCCACCGCCGCCGAGTGGATGTCCATCCAGCCCGGCTTCAAGCCCTCCGACATTCAGGAAGTGCACATCACCCACGTCGGCTACTAGCACCCGTTTGTGACCAGCGTTCCCGGGTCAACCACCGTTCACCCGGGGCCGGTGGCCAGAAGCCACCACCGGGCGTTGGGCGTGAGCAGGGCGCCAGCCCAAAGGATTCCCTCGTGACCCAGTATCGACCCCGCTCCCGCACCCTCGCCGCTACCGTCGCCCTCGCCGTCAGTACCCTCATGGCAGCCAGCCAACCGGCCCCGGCGGCCGCCTACTGCTACGAGAGCACCGTGATGAGTCCACGCCCGTATCAGGGCAACCACGGCGAACGCTTCCGGCTCGACGACGGCTCCGTCTGGCAGGACACCTCCTACCGGTACGACTACCGCTACGAGTACTACCCGACCGTCACGGTGTGCCCCTCCGAGAGCACCATTCGGCTCCGCGATACCGAGCACGACGTCTGGCGCCTGCGCTAGCTACCCAATAGACCGGCGCCCGGGTGGTTTCCGCACCCGGGCGCCGACGAGCCCCATGAGAGGAGTACACACCCATGGCACCCGCCCCCATTCTGCCACGCCACCGCCAGGCCTACGCCCAGGAGCACACCACCGGCCGCGTCAAACGCTTCCCCAATGCCTACGAACGCGACGAATTCTGCTTCGATACCCCGGGGTGGGCGAAGGTCTCCGGCCAGTGCGCCGGCGCCCAGCGCATCCGTCTCTACCAGCACCGCCAGCAGTCCCGTAATCGCGTTCCAGACGCGTCGTAGCGCCCGCAGCGGCGTTTTCTGGCGGCGGACGACCAAACAGACCTACGGCCCTAATCCGTCACACAATGAGGAGGAAAATCATGGCCAGTGAACCGCTCTACCTCCGCGTCCCTACCGAGACCAGGGCCTACCTCGTCGCCGAGGCCGACCGCCAGGGGCGCCCGCTCGCCAACCTCGCCGCCCACATCCTCACCCAGTGGGTCCAGCACCAACAGGACCAGGCGGGGAAGGCGAACACCTAGGATGGCGGATGCACCACAAAAAACCGCAGCCCCCGGACATCACGTCCGGGGACTGCGGGAGACCCAACCGCACACGGCACCAGGCCAGGCGCCTCACGGTACCCCTATCCTACCACCCTTCACCTGACCAGGCGGGCGATCCCCAGCCGATCCACGACGGATGGGCCCTCGAGCGGTTCGCGCACCGCCGCCACTTTGGCATAGATGTGCGTCACACTCAGATTGGTGTGTCCCAGCAGCGCCTGCAAGTGAAAGAGCGCCCCCGGGTGATTCTCCAGATAGGTGGTCGCAAAACAATGACGAAGGAGGTGCGGTGTCAGCCGTACCCCTTGCTTGCCGAGACCACTCTCCAGCCCCCATACCGTGAAGAGATGCCGCATGCCATCCTCCGTCAGCGGCGTCCCCTGCCAGGTCAGGAAGAGCTCGCGGCTCAGCGTCTCCGGCCGCTGCCCGCTCCACCGCACCAGCAGCTTCGCCGTCACCGCGTCGAACTCCACATACCGCTCCTTGTTCCCCTTCCCTAATACCTTGGCCCGCTTCCCTTTCAGGTCCACATCCTGCAGCTGGAGGCGGCACAGCTCCGCGACCCGGACCCCCGTGGCCAGCATGAAATAGACGATCGCCAGATTGCGGTCGCGCAGTGGGCGATGCTCGATTACCTGGAGGATCGCCTTGATCTGCTCGCCCGTCAGCACCGTCATCACCCGCTCCACCACCTTCGGCAGCTTCAGCCCCTGCAGCACGTTGGTGCTGAGCAGCCCCTGCTCGTGGCAGTAGCTGGAAAAGGCTTTGAGGGCTTTGGCATGGGCGTGCAGGGTTTTGGGACTGCGCATCACCGTCGAGCCCGTGCGGGGACTCACCGCCGGCGTCTCTTTGACCCACACCATGAACGTGCGCGCCTGCTCCAGGGTAAGACAGGTGATGGGGGCGCTGTCGGCGTCGGGGATGAGCTGTTGCTCGAGGAGATAGGCCAGGTAGCGGGTCGTCACCAGCTTGTACCACTTGCGGGTGGTCTCAGCGCGACTGCCAATCTCTAAATCGAGCTGGTGCTGCGCCTGGGCACTGCGGTAGGTGGGGACGGCGGGGGGCCGCTTAGCCGGCATGGCGGAGGTGGGGCGGGAACGGCGTCTGGGCAACCGACGAGACGAGACCACAGGGGTCCTCCGGCATAAGGTGCCAGGCTCCGGCCATCATGACCGCACACCCTGGTACTTCCAGCCTACGCCGCCCAGACCT